TTGATACGGTCCCACGCCTCGTCCGTGAATTGGACACCCATAAACCACGTGCCCGCGGGATACTCGCGGCTCTCGGATCCGTCCGGGAGGTCAAACGTGGTGTCCGTCTTGAGTGTCCAACTCTCAATTGGCGTGCCTTTGCCAGCGAGGAGGTCATGGTCCGTATCCACTTGCCGATACTCGGCAAGAAAGTCATGGGCCGCCGTCTCAATCTCCTTGACCGGGATAACGTCACCTTGCTTGTCGGTCTCGTTGGGGATTAAGACGGGTGCCCACGCCTTTTGCTCCTCCTCACCGTCCTCGTCGGTCATCGGGAGATCTCCCTCCTTGACCACAAGGGGTGCGGTGACACCCCAATCCGCTCCGCGGTCATCGGCGTCTTTGGCCATGACCCATTGCGAGTCTTGAGCCGGATTTTCAACGCCGCTCACGTATGTGACCGTGAGGTTTTGGAGCACTTTCTCCGCCTCGGGGTCATTGAGGGCCTCAATGAGATCCTCAACGGTATCCTCCTCGGCGTCCCAATTGAGGACGGCCTCGTTGCCCTCTTTCGCTTGTTGCTCCAACCAACCGCAAAACGCCTCGGGGTCATCAATCCCCGGATCTTGTCCAAAACGCCGGACGCACCCCTCAAAGGAGCCACCGGGGAGTGGCTTGCTTACCTCCTCGTCCTTGTGGGTCTCGCTTGCCACACAAGCCTCCTCAAGGGCCTCCTTACTTAATGTGATGTAAAAAGCGGGCCGCTGGCCGTGACTAAACGGTTTACACAATCGCTTAACACTCTCGCACTAAGGAGCACGGAGGTCTCCACTAATCGCATGAAGGGAGTGGGTAGGGGAAAGGGTGGAGCGTGCGGAGGTGTTTGCCGGAGAAAAGCCGGCTTTAGCACCCCGCGTGCTGGCCCTCGTCGGTGGCGGTGGGGGAGACCACGTGCCCGAGTGGGGAGACGTGGTGCCTCTGACAACCGGCCCGAGACCGGCATACGTCTCCGGTGGGAGACGCAAGTAAGGCAAGACGGCACTCCATTAAGAAGGTTGGCCTAAGCGTCCAACTCCACGGTGTCAAGCCACGAGTAAAGCGTGGGCCGAGAGAGTGAGCCGTCAAAGTTGTTGGCCTCCAACGCCTCGTTGATACGGCGGAGCATGGCCGCCTTTGAGTCCTCCTTGCCGTGCAACTCCCGGAGCACCGCCGGGAGGCTCTTGCCAAAGCAACTCTCCACCTCACGTTGCCGTTTAGTCCGGGCAAGATCCTCGTCCATGCCCTTGACTATGCCCTCATACCCGCCGGCCTCCTTGAGGATCTCGCTGGTGTCTTTCATGAGTTACCTCCACGTGCCTCCGCGGCGGCCTTGAGTGTGTCCACTCCCACGGAGTAAGCAATCACGGCCACAAACGCCAGCGAAAACGTGGCCCACGTGCCGCCGTCCACCGTGCTGGCGGTGTATCCAAACGCTTGCCCGATGACGAGGCCCGAGTAAGCAAGCGTGACGAGGACCGTGACAATGGTGGAGAGATACTTAAACCGATACGTGGCCGTGGTGGTGCCGCCGCCGTCCACCACCTCCTCGGGTGCCTCCTCCTCGTCGGATCCGCTCATGCCAGCACCTCCACGGTGCCGAGGGAGAGCACGAGTGCGGCCACCAGCACCGTGGTGAAATACCACGGCTCCTTGCGGACAATCCGCCGGGCAATCGGTGCGGTGTCCGGTGCCCGCTTGAGGCCAAACGCGAGAGCCACGAGCGCCACCACGAGGCCGGCCACCTCGGTGGTGAGGCCAGCGGCCCACGCGAGGGCCAACGGTATGCCCACGAGGCCGAGGAGCGCCGCGTGCGCCTCGTCATACGTGAGGTCCATGGAGACCGCCTTGAGCGGACCCACGGCCCACCACGGCGGCTCCTCATACACATAGTCCGTGCCCTTGAGCGGCGTGCGGCTCACGTCAAGTCACCTCCCTCACCACTCTCCGCGAGTCGGACAAACGTATGCCGCTCGTTGGGGTGGATTGTGTGAGTCCTAAACTCAAGGTTTTCAAAGTGCTCCGCGTGGACCTCTTGCTCCATGCGCTTGAGATCCGGGAGGCTCACGGGAGTGCCGCCGTGGTCCGGGTTGGTCCGCTCTTTCAACTCGGTGCAAGCGTCCGTGGTCCGGTTGTCGGACGGACCCACCCACTTGAATTTAAACCGTCCGCTCTCCTCGCGGGATTGATAACCCTCCTCGCGTGCGGTGTTGAGCACGCTGGCGGTCTCCGTCCGGGCCACCGTCTCAAGTTGCTCCTCGGGCACGCCGGGGAAAACGTCCTTGAAGTCATCAACCACCGAGTCAAGGCTCCACCCTTGCGGTTGCGTGAGGTTGTCCTTGAGGAGGCTCTTGACCTCCTCCACAACGCGCTCCGGGAGGGTCTCAAAGTCGTCAAAGACCGCTCCACGGTCAATGGCCATGCTGATTTGCTCCAACACATAGTCCGGCACGGATTGGTCTCCGCTCCATGCCCGCTTTTCTATGTCATCAACGCTCTCCGGCCAAATTTGGGACTTATACGCTCCCTCAAGGATCTCGTCCATGCGGAGCACCTCGTCCTCGGTGAGATCCATGCCCGGTGGTGCCTCGTCCGCTGGTGACTCGGCCTCACTATCCTCAAACTCGTCACCTCCCGGCGGATCTCGGCTTGTCGGCTCCTCCACGTTGTATTGCACGCCGGGATATGCCTCCATGAGGGAGCGGAGACGCTCCGGCTCCACGCCAAAGACCACCACGTTGCCCGTGGGAGCCAACTCGTCACCGGGATACGTCCGCTCACTCTCGGGGTCCATCACCATGCCTCCCTCGTCCGCTATGTCGGCAAGGAATTTGCGCCACTCACCCATGGCGTCATCACCCACCGGGTTGTTACCCGCTGGTGCCGAGAGTGGCACGGCCTTTTGGACACCCTCCTTGTCCACGGATCCGAAAAGCGGGCCTCCCGAGTCCGGCTTGTCCACGTCATCGGGAGTGACCTCACCCGGCTCCACGGAGATAGTGCCGTCCTCGTCCACCGTCACGTTGCGGCCATTGTTGGCCCACGCCTCGGCGGCGTTGGCCGCTTGCTCAAGGAGCGTGGCTTGCTCCTTGCGCTCCGCCACGGTTTGCTCTCGCTCAAATTTAAAGTCCAACTCCTCGGTGAGATCCTCGTGGATAAGTTGCCGCGTGATTGCCTCCTCCACTTGCCGGAGGGTTTGCCTAAACCCACGTTGAGCGTAAGCCTCCTTTTGGCTCTCGTTTTGAGCCTTGTTGCCCTCTTGAAAGTCAAAACCAGCATACGGCGGGTTGACTTTCATGACCGCACCGAGGACGTGGATCCAAAACTTGTTGCGGTCAAGGATTTGCAACTCTTGATAGTTACCGCTAAAGTCCGTAAAGTCCCACTCACCGCGGGTGACGAGGAGCCGGTGCCGCTCACCCTCGTGCAACTCAAACTCCTCCTTGACGGTATCAAACTCGTCCGGCGGCAACGGGTTGTCGGCGTCCTCGGCGGCGGAGACTATGCCCGGCGGCATACCCTCCTCAAGATCTTTCTTTTCCTTTTGTTGCAACTCGTCAAGGAGCATGAGCGTCTCAAGCCCTTTCTCCACCGGCCCGTGGCCATATACGTGGTCCGTCCGGCTTGCCCACTCAAACCAAACCACCTCGCTGGTGTCAAGAGTGTCTCCAATGTCCAACGTGCTAAACTCGGTTTGGAGATACGCTTGCGTGAGGCCGTGGTTGTCCACCCGCTTGAAAATCCGGGCCGAGTCCACCGGCACCACCTCGGCCAACTCGTCACTATTCTCAAAGTAGTGCTTGACCCACGCGGCGTCTCCCAACTCAAGGAGATTGCGGGCCGTTTGCTCAAGAATATCCCGGAAAGACTTTTCGGGGTGTATGCTCTCCAACTTGCGCTCCAACTCGGCACGGTCCTCGTCCTCCAAATCGGTGTCCTCGTCACGGGCCACGAGGCTCCACCGGGCACTCGCAACGTCTTGCGCGAGAGTGTCAATATACGCTTGTGCTGGCCCACTATCCGCCACGTCACGGAGGAGAGCGGGGTCATACGGCTTTGTCACGCCGCCGTTGGCCCGCACGGAGCGGGAGACTTGCGGTGAGGTGGTGGCACGGCGGTCCACCTCTTGCTTGAAAACTGATTGCTGGCCAAACATGGACTTGCCGGGCCTCGTGGTGTCCACCACGGCTTGCCCGGTGCCTTGTGTGGATCCACCAGCACTCACGCCGGAGGCACGGCCCGGAGTGGTGCCCTTTTGGACGGTGCTTGAGTCATCGGCACCGTCCTCGTCCGCTGGCCCATGGAGTGCGTGGTCAAGAGGGGAGCGCCGAGGAGCCATTGATTATGCCGACTTTCTTAGCGCCTCACCAAAAGTGTTGCCTCGCGGAGTTAGGCCCGACTTTACACTAAACAATCTCTCCCTACTCTTACCACCCCTCCGGGATTGTCGTGTTGACCGAGGAGCCGGACGTGGCCGTATCAACCGCCTTTGCAAAGATTGCGTTGACGGATCTCCTCGGGAAAGGAGCGCCAAACTCCCGGCTTTGGTCCGTGAGCGTCTTGTTGCCGCCTTGAGCGGAGCCGGCAAGGTTGCCGCCATACTTTTCTCCGTTGTCCGTGACGGCCAGCGGGTTGCCACCGTCCACCGTCTCCGCCACCTCCACCGCCGTCTCGTCCGGGGAGGTCCGGGAGGGTGCTTGCCAATCGGGAGATCCGTCCGGCACCACTCCAACCCGTGCCTCAAACGCAATGGTTTGGTCAATGGCCCACGCCAGCGGCCCGAGGTCAAAAGATATGCCCTCCGCCGTGGCGGATCCGTCAATGGTGTCCTTGCGCCGGACGAAAAGCCACGGCTCCCACGTGGTTTGTATGTCAAAGTCCTCACGGAGGTGCGTGGTCTCTCGCACCTCGTCCTCAAAGTCACCAGCGGTGGAGAATTGCCGGCCAGCAACCTTGAGCGAGTCCGCCGTGGCCGTGCCGTCATTGTTGAGGACCGCACTCACGGGTTGATTGGGTTGGGAGATACTCGTTTGGCCACGAGGCATATAGGCAAAGATTGGCCACGCTCGTTGCTGGCCCGTTGGACCAATCTCCACAATGTGAGGAGCGATTGCGCCGCCGCCATACCACGCAAAGTCCACCCGATACACATACCCGTTGTCCGGGTTGAGCGTCACGCCACTCGGGCCGTTGCCGTCCATGCCGTCAATCCCGATGACAACACCCACCGGATCTCCATTGGCGTCCGTGACCTCTTGCTCTCCACTCGGTGCCCACGCGGATTGCGGTATGACGAGATCCACGCCGGCCCTCGTGATGACAAACGAGAGTGAGCCGTCACTCTCATACCTAAACTTGAGTGCGTTGGTGTCCGTCTCCCGGAGGTATCCCCACTCCGCAAAGCCCACCGGCGGGCCGTCAAACTCCACATATATGCCAGCAATCCCAACGGATCCGCTCCGGTATCGGCCCGTGCTGGCCGTCTCAAGGAAAGATCTCCCGTTGGTCACGGCGTCCGTCTCCACCACATAGGTGTCTCCGTTGTAACTCGCGGAGCCGGGAGTGGTGGTGCCCTCCACCTTGTCCTTTTGTGCTGGCCACCAATCCCGAAACACCGAGAGCGGAGCCGGCGTGAGGTTAAACTCGCTCTTGACCGGCGTGGTCCGCACGCCGTCATTGAGATCCACCGTTGAGAGCAACGCGCTCACGTCACTCACCTTTACCTCCCCGTCCGCCAGCGGCGGCATACCCATGGAGCCGGCGGCGTTGTTGCCTTGCGGACCCATGGAGGAGAGCCGTATGTCAAACGTGGTGGCGGCGTCCGTCACGTTGGTCACGGTGACTCTCATTTGCCGCGGGAGCGCCGGCTCAATGTGGGTGCGGTCATCACTTGCGTCCTCGGCCTTGTAGTACCTCCACCCGGCGGCGTCCGTGGGCCGATACTCCCACTCAAGGCCGTGGAAAACAGCACTCCCGCCGCCAGCGGCCTCCACCGAGAGCATGACCATGGTGGCGTTGCGCTCCTCGGTCTCCACGGTGAGCGTGGTCTCCCCTCCCGAGTCTATTGTGTCCGAAAACTCCGCAATGTCGTTGACCCTCATTGAGAGCACCGAGACGGCGCTCTCACGTAAGTGTTAGTCCGGCCTTACCGCTGGCGGCCCGCCTCGGCGTCACGCTCGTGCCGCTCACGCTGGCGGCGCACCAACTCCTCGCGGACTTGCTCTTGCACGTGCTCCGCCGCCTTGACGAGGAGGCCATTGTCCGTGCTCACGCCGCGGGAGCGCACGGCGTCCATGGCCTCCATGGCGTGCTCAAGATCCTCCAACCGCAACTCCTCCACGTCCTCCTCCATGAGCGGGCCGAGGGCCGCACTAATGTCCTCGCGGACCTCCGCGGTGACGTGCTCACTCATTGAGACCACCCTTGAGCACCTCACGAGCGTCATGCACGTGCCGGTAAACCGTGCCCGGCGTCACGTCCACGTCATCGGCATAGGCCGTGGCCTTGCGGCCCTTGAGCACCGTCTCGGTGAAAGCCCTCCACCGCGTTGGTGAGGCGGCCCACTCCAACGCCTCGTGCTCCGCGAGAGACCACGAGGTGTCCACGTGCGAGACCGGCTTGCACCCGAGGATCTCATATTGCTGGCCAATCTCGGCACCGCTCTCGTCATCAATCTCGTGGCAATGAGGGCAAGCCCACCGCGTGCCCGTGAGCGGCTCCGTCTCGGGGTCCGTGACCTCCTTGCACGAGGTGCCGTTGCACCGATGACACCGGAGGCCCACCGCCAGCACCACGCCGTTGTCCGGGTGCGGCGGCTCCTCGTCCTCGGCCAGCACGGAGATCTCCGTCCGGGTGCCGGTCTCGTTGACCCTATTCCACCGGAGGCCGTTGCGGGCCTCCACGGAGTGCCACCCGCGGTCCTCGTCCTCCTCAATCTCCCACGTCACGCGGCGCATGGCGCTCCGCGTGGTCTCGGTGTAATGCTCACTCCGGTCATTGCGGTGGCCCTCCTCGGGCCGGACATAGATCTCCGCCAGCATGGCCACCCACTCTCCGTCTCGCGGCGCTCCCTTGAGCACCACCTCCTTGACGCTCCCCACGAGGATCTTGCGGCGGTCCACGTGAGCGGAGTGGTATTCAACGGCCACGCGGTCTCCCTCCTCGCACGGCACGTCCACGTCCGCCTCGTCCGGCTCTCGCTCCTCCTCGGTGGCCACGCCGCCGTCCGTGCGGATCTCCGGCTCCTCGTCCGCCTCGGCGGGCACGTGCGTCCACGGGTTGCTCTCGTCAAGGAGGCCCGAGACGGTGGTGGCGGAGGTCACGCCGTTGGTAAACTCCACGTGGACGGTGTTGCCGTCCACGCCGGTGACGTTGCCCGTCACGTCATGGGCCTCGTCAATCACGGTGTCTCCCTCCTCCACGTCCACGTCCGGCTCCTCGGCCTCCTCAAACGCGAGGCCGTAAACGCTGGTGAGGTTGGAGACCTCAAACCCTCGCTCCGCCATGGCGTCAACAATCTCGCGGCGGACTCGCTGGCCCGCGTTGTCCACGGCTCCGTTGACCCACGTGCGGCCATAGTCTCCACCCTCACCGATGACCTTATTCATGAAACCAGCAACGGCCTCGGCCTCCTCCACGGTCTCAAGCACCACGTTGGTCTTTTGCCGTGAGTCCGCACGCACGTAAGCCTCCATGCCGTTGTCCTCGTCGGCGTTGGCAAAGTCAAGTGCCCACCCGCCGAGGCGGTCACGGGCCTTGCCCGTCCACCGGATCTTGATTGGCTCCTCAAGCGTCTCCTCCTCGTCCGCGTTGGTGTTGTGGCTCACCATACAATCCCTTGAGTAGGGGAGACCATAAAGATACCGGAGAGTGAGATAGTGCGAGGTTGCACTAACTCTTGATGACGGAGGAGCCGGATCCGCTGGTGCGTCCCTTCTTACGGTGGGAGTAAATGCAATACCGCATGGTGTCAACACCGTGGTCATTGCCGTCTTGCGGGTTGTCACTATCCTCGTCCTCATACCCATACCCGCGGATCTCCGCGAGGGTGCGGCCCGGCTTGTCCGCGGAGTTGAGTTGCCGGTCAATTTGGTGAGCACGCGCTCCCTTGACGAGGTGGACCTCGGCCCGGTTGTGCTTGTCCGGCCTCATGCGGCGCTTGACCTCTTGCACGCCTTTCTCCCGGTCCTTTGCGGCGGCGGTGGTTTGCACCCGCCGCCAATCCGGCTTGCTGGTGTCTCCCTCCCACCGGCCCTCCTCCACTCCCTCGTTGACATACTCGCGGGCACCCTTGAGCCAACTCTCACGGTCTCCACTATCATGGTCCGCATAGCACCGGACCACGTTGTTGCACTCATACGGCTCCATGAGATCCATGCACTCCCGTGCGGCGTCATCGGGGAGCACTCGGCTCTTGAACCACTCCCGATATAGCACAAAGCCGTGGGTCTCGGTGAGTGCCCACCATTGGACCACGAGTGGGTCCGGCCTATATCCCCAATCAATCGCCATGAGTATGCTGGCGTCCTCGGGAGGATACACTCGGGCCGGAGTGTATTGGCCCGGCTTGTTGGGCACCCCGACTTGCTCACTCACCTCTTGCTCGTTGGCCTCTAACTCCTCCTGTCCACCCGTCACCGAGGATCTCCGGCACGTCCAACGGCTCAACGAGGTGGATCTCGTCCTTAAACTCGTCAAACACGAGGCCGGAGTATCCCGTCCACTTGCCGCGGATATACCGGAGCGCCTCGCTGGTGTCCTCACCATATTGCTCCTTGAGCGTTTGCAAATAGTCATCGGGGAGATTTGCGAGGTTGTCCGTGGTCTCGCTTTCGTAATACTCCCCCACGCCGTCCTCATAAAATCGCTTGTGGAGCCAATGGTTAGGATCCGCCGGGTTGGTGGTGCCGAAAATGGTGCGAAAGGGCAACTCCGGCACATACGGATTGTTGAGGCGCTCCAACCGGAGCCGTCCGTTGAGGGCTTTCCACGCGCTCTCCTCAATGTCCTTTGCCTCGTCCACGCCAATCCACCCCAACTCAAGGCTTAGGATATTCTCCGGTATGTCGGCGTCATCGGTGGTTTGGAGGCCGTCATAATAGATTAGTGAGGCCGGCACCGCCTCAAGGAGCGCCTCGTGGCACGCCGGACACTCCACCGTCTCCTCGTGCGTGCGCCGCTCACTCTCGTGGCCACACTCCGGGCAATATGAGGCCGGGTAAAGCGGGGATTGGATTGCAATGACTTGCTTTTGCTGGTTGGTCAACTCCGGGATAATCCACGAGCGAGGGAGCACCTCGTTGCGGAGGTTTTCCAACGTGGTGTTGCGGAGTGCCTTGAGCGTGTTACGGGTGAGGAGGCCGATATTGCCCGGATAGGCTATGCTCAAGAGCACGCCACGCTCGTTGAGTGCCCGGCTCTTACCGGATCCGAAAGCGCCGCTCCCCAACACCTCGCGGGCCGTTGTGTGGATAAAGGGGTCTTGCCACTCAAGCGGCTCAAAGCCATACACCGTGGCGTTGCGGAGGCCCCTATCCTCCGGTTGGTCACTCTCCGTGCTCATTGATGACCTCCTCGGTGTCCACCTCGTGCCCGCACGGCTTGAGGAGCACGCTCTCGGCTCCGTCCTCGTGCCACGGTATCCAATGAGCGTGGTGCGGCGGACGGATCTCCTCCACGCTGGCCTCGCACTCCGGGCACGAGTCCACGTTGTCCGTGAGCCACATATCCAACCGGGAGAGCGTGGAGACGGCGGCGCACTCCCCGGTATGCTGGCGGACCTCGCGTGGGTCAAGGATCTCGTGGCACGTGGTGCATAGATACCGATACTCCGCACCCAACTCGTCGGTCATCGGGCACCACACTCCTCAAGCGCCGCGAGGTTGACCGGCTCCGCGTGCTCCTCAAGATCCTCATATGGCACGTGCCACGAGCGGTTGACGGTGAGGAGGTGGACGTGCGCCACCGTCTCTCCCTCCTTTACCTCCGTCACGTGACCCATGCCGTCATCATATTGATACGGACCCTCCCATATCTCCACCTCAACGAGGTGCCCACGCCACGAGTAAAGCGGTATCTCGCTCATTTTACACCCCACTCCCACTCTCCCGGATCCTCTTGCGGCACCGGCCCCTCAATCGTAATGCCCACGCCGGTCATGAGCCGGTGCTCCCACTCGCACCCGCCATTATCGCACGTGCCCACCAACACCACGGCCCGGCTCCCCTCGTCGGTCACGCTGGCCTTTGTCTCAATCTCCAACGTGGCCACCGTGGAGCACTCCGGGCACTTGTGCTTGCTCTTGAGCACGTCCTCGCGGATATGCTCCACCCCGTCCATGAGCGGCTCCTCGTCAATCTCAACGACAAACGTAAGATCCGATACGTCCACCATGGTCACTCCTCCGTGACCTCGGCCTCGTCCTCCTCGTCCGCCGGATCCTCGTCCATTGCTGGCGTGACGGGCATACCGCTCCACCGCTCCACGGCCTCGGCGGCTTGCTCCGGCGTCACCTCCTCGTCCTCGGCCACGAGGTCATCAAGCACGTCCATGGCCTCGTCAAACGTGAGCGAGTCACGGCCCATGCTGGTGAGCACGGCCTCGTCAAGGCTCTCCCCGGCGCACTCGTTGCACACTCGCGGCTTGCCCATGTCATCCTCAAGCGTGAGTTGCCCGCACCCGTTGCATATGTCCGCCGCTGGCGTCTCCGGGAGATCCTCAAGCGCACGGCCAAACCTCCCGAGGGCACGAGCGTGGTCCGGGCACACATAGAGCCGGGTGCCGTTGGTGCGAGTCACCCAATCAACGGCCATGGTCTCCGGCCCTATCTTGCTCTCCTTTTGGCACACTCCGCAACGTGAGTCCACCTTGTCTCCATGCGTGAGATCCATGCACGAGTGATGACGGCCCGCCGCTAAAGAGGTTGCCCGCGGAGTAGGTCCGACTTACCGGCCCACGCTGGTGTCTCGGCTCACCTTGCTCTCCTTGCCCTCAAAGAGTTTGCCGCACTCGTCACAACGCCACGAGAGCGCACTCACGTTGTCACAAGTCGGGAGTGGGCACTCATACCCACCCATGCTCACCCGCCTCGGGTAAACTCGTCACCGTCCACGTCCTCGGGGTCCGCACTCACGCCGTGCTCATAGGACCGTCCGTGAGCGTTGGAGTTGCGTGGCGGTTGGAGGAAAGCGTCCTTGTCATCGGGAAAGAGATCCTCCATGTCCTCCGCCATGTTGTTGAAGTGCTTGCCCATGAGCCGGCGGACCTCCGGGCCAAACCCGTCATGCGCCGCAATTTGGACCGTGAGAAAGCGTTTGTAATACCGGAGATCCATGAGGCACTCACTACAAAGCACCTCACCCGTCTCCACCTCCACACTCTCGGTCTCCTCGGCCCACTCGTCCATGGGTATCTTGCACCATAGGCACCGATACTCCGGCACCGGCGTCTCGCGGGCCTCTTGCTCCTCCCACTCCTTGCCCTCCTCGTCATCGGTGGCACGGAGCGGCGGGCCGTCCTCACCCCACGCCTCGTCCGTCATCGGCGGCCTCCCGGCGTCCGGCCCATGCTGGCCCGGCGGGCCTCCTCGGCCACCTTGCGGGCCACCTCCTCAACGTCCACGTCCGTCACGTCACCGTCAATGTTGAGGTCCACGGATCCGCTCGTGGTGCTCTTGCGTCCGCCAGCACCCACGGCGGTTTGGACCACGGGCACTCCCTCCACCTCCATGGTGCCGCACCGTGCGTTGGGGTGAGACGGCACGCCGGGAGCGCCGGGTGAGCCGTCCACGCCGTTGGGTGGGAGCCGGGCCTTTGCGTCCGCCTCGGCCTTGAGCGCCTTGTGGGTCTCCTCGTCCACCTCCCAAACGTCCGGGAGATCCTTGCCCTTTGCACGTAACTCCTCGCTGGCCTCGCGGATCTCGTCAATGGTTGCCGGCCCGGCGGCACCGTCACCCGGACCACTCCACTCCACGTTGACCTCGGCGTGGCCAACGAGTCTCCCCTCCTTTGTGACGTGGAGGCCCGGCCTTGTCTCGGGCATGGTGCCGGTGTCCACCTCCACCTCGGCCTCGGTGGCTTGCATGGGAGACCCATGGTAAGCGAGTGTTAAAGAGCCTCGCACTCTCCGCTTGTTGTGATATTTGTCCTCACTCGCGGAGGTCATCACGCTCGTTTTGGATCTTGCTCCACCGCTCGTGGAGACGGCCCACCACGTATCCCACGGCCACCGCAAGAGCGTTGAGGATAATGAGAAAGGCGGCAACTCCGGCGGCCAGCAACGCGGTGGCGTCCATCATTACGTCATGTAACCTCCCGCGGTTGCGCCTTGAGATTTTCCCCGGCGGTTTGTCTCACGGTGCAACCACGCATGGTTACTCCACCTCGGTGCCCGTCACCGGATCCGTGCCGGTGCGCTCTTGCACCTCCTCACGCCACGCCTCGTGGTCAATCGGCTCCGGCTCCTCGGCCTCGTCAAGTCTCTCGTCCATGTCCACCAGCATTGCCCACGCCGCACGCACCCACGTCTCGGCCTCCGGGCACCCACGGATTTGCCCGGCCTTGTCAAGATACTCCGCGAGGGCACGGGCAACTATTTGCCGCTCGTTGACCGTGAGATACACCGGCTTTATCTTGAATTGGTCTCGCTCCTCGGGGTCAAGCCGGTTGGCCCATAGTTGCGGGTTAGGGTGGTCCGGGTTGCCCGTGAGGAGCGCCTCGTCCTCGCAACTCCCACAAAGCGGTGGCTCCCCAAGGCCAGCACTAAACGTGGTCAAGCACCGCGGGCACGTCCACTCCTCGTTGGCCGTCATGTCCTCGTCCTCGCTGGCGTCAAGCCGGTGAGTGTTGAGGCCAAACGGGTTGGGCACTCTCTCGGGATACTTGTAGCAAACCCAATTGTAAGCGGCCCACGCGAGGATAAAGACCGGCGGGAGGAGATCCGTCCACGCCACATTTAGTCCACCTCCACCTCCACGGCCTCGTCATCCTCGGCGGATCCGTCACCACCCTCGCTCTCGTCCTCGTCCAACGTCATGCCCACCATGCGGGCCTCGTCAATGCCGGGGAGCCGGCCCACGTCCACGCCAGCATACACTTTGGTCTCCCGCTTGTCCACTTGCACATTGGCGTCCACCTCGCTCCGCCGCGGGGCACGGTCCTTGATACCGGCGTCAAAGAGCCAATCATACCACTTGTTGAGGACTTGAGCGGCACCTTTCTCCGCTCGTGCGGCCTCCCCACGCTCTCCTTGCTGGCGGAGCGCCGCGGCGTCCTCACGCATGGTGGTCACTATCTCCCTAAACAACTCATTGGCCTCCAACTCGGCGTCCGCACCGAGTTGGTCCTTGAGATACGTCTTGAGCCGCTTGAGATCCTTGTGGATACTCGGTTGGCTCACGTCATACCGTTTGGCCAACTCCGTTTGATTGAGTGCCCACGGGGAGGTGCCGTTGCGGATCTTGCTCAAGATCTCGGCCCGGCGCTCCGTATAATGATACTCCTCCGGGTGCTTGCCCTCCGGCACCTTGACGGCGGCATAGTCAATCTCTCCCTTGTTGTGGCTCATGGGTGCTCTTGCATAACCCTTGATAACGCGAGGGTAAAGAGGTTGCCCGCTGGCCGAGGTGGCCCGCTAATTGCGCGTGCGTGCGAGGCCCGGCCTTGACGAGGCCCGGTTATAGAGGCGGCTCAAGGGTGGGTGTATAACCCCGTCTCAAGCGGGTGTATAACCCCACGTGCGGGCCGCTGGCGGCGTGGTGGTGGCCCGTGAGGTGGAGGGGAGGGATAGGGGGTGCGGGGGAAAGGGAGGGGAGGAGGAGAGTGCTGGTGGCTCTATGCGAGTGCCGCAAGGAGGACGGCCACCGTGCCGAGGCCCACGTTGAGGACGTATAGGCCGGCGGTGACGGCCACGAGGCGGCTCATAGATCCACCTCGGCGTCCGTGAGTTGCTGGTGGACGTGCTGTTTGGTGGCGGTGACGTGCTGGTGGACACCGGCCACCTCACCCGCGAGGGTGTAAGAGTCCGGGTTTTCCTCCTTGACGGAGAGTTTGTGGTGGCACACTCGCACGGTCTCCCCCTCGGCGTGGAGCACGTCACGGCACGTGGAGCAAACCCAAACGGTGCCCTCGGGTGACTCGCTGGTGTCCACGAGGTTGGAGTTGTGGTGGCGGTTGGAGGGGTCCACGGCGGACTCGTCCACGCTCTCAAGGCCCTCGGTGGGTCCGCACGGAGGCCGGTGGCACACAACGCACTCGGGCACGGTGCTCATGGCCTCGCTCTCCTCGGTGACGGTGCCGCCGTCCGTGACGGCCTTGTGCTCCTCCTCGCTGGCGTCCTCGTCATCCTCGCTCTCGTCCTCGTCCTCGGGGAGGAGGACTTTGGCCCGGAGGCCCTTGCGGACCTTGCGGTTGCCGTATGGGTGGGTGCCGGTGACGGTGCCGCCGGGCACGCGGTGGAGTTTTCGCCATGACTCGCGGTGGGTGTCCTCCTCAATAGTGACCCATAGGCCACCAGCACCACGCGGCACGTTCTTGCGGACGGTGCCGGTGACTTTGACCCACTCACCCGGCTCCTCGTCGGCTCCGCCGGAGTGCTCTCGGTATCGCACGGTTATCTCGTCACCACGCTCAAAGAGATCCTCGGCGTCCTCCACGTGGACCCACTCACCGTCCTCGTCCTCCATGCTCCGCGTGAGGCACTCGGCCACGGCGTCCGTGAGGGCCTCCTCGGCCTTGCTCCGGCTCTCGTGGCGGGCAAGACTCGTGAGTTGGTCAACGCACTCCACGAGGCCGTCCGGTCTCTCGTCCACGGGCACGGGCCGGAGTGCGGCCATGGCGGCGTCAAACGCTTTCTCCGCGGCACGGCGCTTGTTGTAACTCGCTCCGCTGGTGGCGTCACTTGAGTGATTCTTGAGTGCGTTGCGTGCGGCACGGAGCACGTCGGCACGGATCTCGTCGGCGGTGCGGTCATCGGACATGGTTTGGCTCACCATACTACTCCTTGAGTAGGGGAGACCATAAAGATACCGGACGGTGAGATACGTGCGTGATAGTGCTAAGGACACCGGAGCAACTAAGCGAGACGGCACGAGCGGGCACGAGCGAGGTGCTCCACGCTTTCAAGGGCTTTGTATAAACGGCGGAGAGTGCTAAAGTCCTCCCGCCCGAATTTGAATCGGGGTCACGTGCTCCAAAGGCACGTATGATTGGCCACTACACCACGGGAGTGCGCTCGTGAGCACTCACGCCGGGGTTAAAGACTCTTGCTTGTCTCGCGGGAGTGGTCCACGTCCTCGCTGGTGTCCGTCCGCCGCGTGCTCCGTGCGTCACGAGGCTTGCCACCCTTGCCGCGGATCTTGTCCGGGCAATCCGGGCACACTCGCACGTCATCCTCACCCTCAAGAGAAAACACTCGTGCGTATTGCGTGGTGACTTGAGCACCGCAATTGAGGCACTTGCGAGACATGGCTCACCGTGACCTCCGTGGATCCTCGTCCGGGGTCTCGGCCACGCGGGCACGCTCTTGCCACGGAGCCTCACCGCGGAGCACCAGCACGCCGAGGACGGCCATGGAGACCACCCACAACGTGCCGATGAAAGCCACGCCGATTGCCTCCGGCGTCATACGTCCACCTCAAGGTGGCGTTGCTCCGGCTCCCACGTGCCAACGAGGACTTGATACTTGTCTCCCTCGTGCGGCCCCTCCTCGGCCACCCGAGTCTCCTCCTCAAATCCCTTGAGGACGTTGCGGAGATCTCGGCCCTCCGTCCACTCGCTCACCACGTTGGCAAACGTGATTTGCGTGGGCTTGCTATTCATAAACCGCTTGCAAACGGCGTCAAGGAGAGCGGCCATGCGGCCCTTGCGGTGGCTCTCGGCGTGGTAAACGGTGATACCGTCCTTGCGCTCCGCCTCGGCCTTGATTTGTGCTTGCATGAGGGCCTTGACAAACTCCTCACCGTCCACCATGATGACACCCGGCTCCTCAAGCACATAATCAAACTCCTCGGCAATCCGGTTGACCGCTCCTTGTGAGGCCCGTCCGTGGACCACTCCCTCGTTGAATCCCCGGAGTTTGCCGAGTCCATACCCGAGTAGGCCGGCGGCAACGGCGGGCACCAGCATGACGAGTGGTGGGAGTGCGGAGAGATCCATCACTCACCACCTCCGGTGCCACGGTATGTCCACGCTCCTTTGGGGTTGCCCACGGCGTCCTCGGGGAGGCCCATGCTGGCCACGTCCTCCTCGGTGGTGGACGCAAAGGCCACAAATTCGTATCCCTCGGCCTCAATCACGTCCAACAACTCCCGATATACCCACTCCTCAAGCACGTCCATGTCAAAGACGGCCTCGGTGACTTGCCCGGCACGCGGATACGCACGCTCTTGCACGCCGAGGACGCAATGATACTCCGCGAGGTCTCGGACCTCGGTGCTCTCCTCCTCGTCCGTCTCGTTGCTGGTGTCCTTATCGCTCATAGTATCTTGCTCCGTCTTTGGCGGCCTCAAGTGCCTCACCCATGCGCTCGTGGAGATCCTCCAACTCCTCCACGGTCATGTCCGCCACCGTGAGGCCCTCGTTGAGTCCCTTGTCCGTGGTCTTGACGTGGAGGCTCACCGGCGGCATATCGTTGAGCCGCTCGTGGTCCACCGAAAGCGTCACGCTGGCCTCGGCGTGCGGCTCCTCACTATCCAAATTGAGGTTGCCGCCGGCCCGGTTGACTCGGTGATTGGCGTGGGAGATCTCATAGGACCGGAGGTGGTGGTCCACGCGGTCCAACTCCTCGGCCTCGTCCATGTCACGGAGATCCTCGGCGGCGGCGTCCACGGCCTCGGGCCACGGACCACGCACGTCCTCACCGTCACTCATGGTCCACCAGCACCCCGCGTTGCTTGAGGTATGGGTGCCCACGCGAGTCATGGAGCACCTCATACACCTCACCGTTGATGACCCTAAACGTGCTCTCCTCGTCCCACCGTCCGGGAGCCTCGTCCGCTGGCGTGAGGCTCTCCTTGAGCCGCATGAGGTGGAGAAAGTCCTCGTCGGAAAGCGTCACCGAGTCATCGGTGGCCGTGAGCGGCGTTATCTCTCGGTCACTCACCGTCATCACCCGTGAGCGTCACAATTAGTTGAGCGAGGCCGGCCTTGTGGATTGATTGCGCTCCAATCTCGTCCTCGGGCACGTTGCCCGCCTCACCAACGAGGCGGAGGAGGTTGTCACGGTCCATGGCGGAGGAGAGATAGTTGACCTTAGCGGACTCGGGCCACTCGTCCCACTTGTCCGGGAGATCCACGTCCCTATACACTTGCGGACGGCTCATGCGTCCTCCATGCCCTCGTCCATGTCCTCCTTGAATTGCTCCACGTCCTCGTCCTCCCACGGCGGATCCGCTGGTTGCTCCGCCGGCTCCGCACCAGCGAGGCGGTGCTCTCCCTTGACGGAGGCCACGGTGTCCTCAAGGACGTTGACCAACTCCTCGCGGGAGAGCGTCTTGATACCGTCACCGATGACGAGGCTTGCGTGGTCATCGGGGAGGCCCTCCTCCACGTGGTCCGCAATCTCCGCCACCTCCTCGCTGGTGTAAGACTCGGGGAGTTGGAGGACCACAAACTCCTCCGGCTCCTCGTCGGCGTCACTCATGGGTCTCCTCCCAACCCACAACCTCGTCAAGGCGGAAAGAGGCCCGTCCGTCCACCTTGTTGAGGACAACCATGGGATACCGTGCGGCGTCTCGGCCCGCGAGGTTGGGGAGGAGCGGCACGTCCTCGTCCTCCTCCTCGTCGGCCTCGGCACCCACGAGGTTGACGCTCGTGACACCCTTGACCGTGCGGCGGTGCCCCTTGTAGTTGGTGAGGAGGACCTCCACGTTGCTGGTGTCCATGCTCTCACGCATGGCCGCACGGATCCGCTCCCACTCGTGGTCCGCAAGGTCCTCGGCCATGACCTCCACGAGGGTGGCAAAGCCCATACCCTCCTCGTCCTCCACCTCACGCCACGCCTCGGGGAAGTCGGACGGCGTGAGGTCTTTCCAAATCACGCCAATGTCCGCCGGCTTTACCTCGTCACCGAGGCCGAGATCCGCGAGGATCTCCTCGGTCTTGCGAGTCATAGCGCACCTCCGGCGTGCGCCACCATGAGATACCCGAGGAGGAGCACCTCGGCGGTAAAGACCCACGCGAGTTTGCGGGTTGCCCGCTCGTGGAAAGGCCTCCGGTGGAGCGTCATGCGGCCACCTCCAAATTGGGACCCTCGGTGGTGAGACGGAGCGCCTCGTCACCACTCCATTGTTGCATACGCACTCCTTTGGTCACGCCGGCCACGCCGAGAGCCGTCTCGGTGAGCGTGATAACCGTTGAGGTGCCCGAGGTATGGACCTCCCGCACGCCGCATGGCCGAAAGTCGGACTCGGCCACGGCCTCGGGGATTGGCTCACTCCACGGGTATAGGCGGATCTCTCCCTCGCGGGCATAGATTGCCATGTCAAGTCCCACGGCAATCCCGCTCTCCTCAAGCGTGGACGGCGTGAAAGTAATTATGCGGTTGGTCTCGCTCCGTGCCCGGATAGTGCGGGCCTCGGTTGGCTCCCAACCCTCATTGCTGGTTGTTGCTGGCATACGTATCTCACCATTTGGGATAGGGTCTTAAGAAGTTTGCCGGGTGAGATAGGCCGTGAGGCGTGAGCGGCTTACTGATAGTGCCGCTGGCCGCCTCGCTCTCCCTCAACGTGGAGATCCACTAACTCTTGCCCGCCACCGTTGACGGCTTGAGCATACTTTGTGTTGAGCCATGCCTCCTTGTCCGTGCGAAAGTCGGACGGGAGCGCCTCGGCATACCAACCCTCACCGAGGACCTCCTCGTGCTGGCCCACGAGATAATCCACTCGCTTTGGCGTTACGTCCGGCGAGGACTCGGCCCAAATTGCAAACTTGCGTGCGCCGGTGAAATACGTGGCACTCTCGTCCGGGTGCTCAATGACGTGGCCACGGCGTTGCATGAGCCGCTTGTATTTCTTGAGCGTCTTGTAACTTGATAGGCCCTCGTCCTCAATGACGGCCTCCACCACGGTCTCGCTCACTTGAGCCTCGTCCGGGAGATTCTTGACCATACGCTCCAACTTTTGCTCCGTCTCGGTGCCCACGCTGGCCGCCTCGGCACCCGTTGGAGATTGTCTCTCTCTCTCCAACGTCTCCAATGAATCAAGGCGGGCCTCTATGTTGCCGAGTTTGGCCAGCACGGCGCTATCCTCGTTGAGGAGGTCCAAATCACCGTTTTCGTGGGCCTCAACCCATAGGTCAAGCGCCTCGGTGATTGTCTCGGCCACTCGGCCATGCGTGGATCCGTGCTTTTGCCGTATGAGGTCCTTGAAACGCTCATACGTGGCGGCGTCCACCTCGTGATTGATTGTGGTTTTGTCGGACATTAACAACTCCCTATCTCGGCTCCCGTGATAAAACTCTTTCTAAGATTTGGCTTACTTACTTACTTACTTACTACTTTATTAGTTAGTAGTAGTAGTATAGAGAGACTCGGCCCCTTGACGAGGCGTTGCCTTACCTCACGTGAGGGCCGCCACGTCTTGCGATTATGGTTTGGTTGCCGGGGGTATGACCTCCTTACTCACGAGAGATTGGAGAGAGAGAGACGGTATCCAACGACTAATTGGAGACGGGTGGAGATTATTGGAGACTCATGCGGTGAAACCATACCGCTCTCGTGCGGTCTCACGGCACTCGTCACAAACAGCAACGAGGCGGATAAACTCCTCCAACGTCTCCTTAGTGCCGTCCTTGACCATAGGGTGCTCCGCCAGCGGGTTGGTGTCCCACTCCCGTGCCCACTCTCCACACAAGGCGGGAGTGTCAACGTGCGGCTCCCTCGTCCAAATGTGCAACTCGCCGGGTTTGGCGGCCCACCAAAAGTTGCCGCCGCCGTCCGTGACCGGATCCACGTCCACCTCGTGCTCTTGCGGTGGCTCCCTCGTGGCGTCAAGATACTCGCTGGTGCACTCCTCACAAAGGAGATACTCCTCTTGAAGGTGCCGGAGGGAGGCCCACAAGCCCTTGCGTGCCTTTTCGGTTGGCACGGGGAGGACTTGCACGGCCTCGCTGGCCGGCTCAAGGTGAAAGTGACCCATGCTCATATCTCCACACAACGCCACCGGCAAGAGATTGTCCTCCGTCTTGTGGGAGAGAAAGAGGTGCACCTTATCGTGGTCCTCGTCCTCACCTATGTCCGTATTGAGCATTACCATAGTCACTCAATCACCACGTCCGTCTCCCACTCGTGGCCGCACTCGTCACAACCGTGGTGGCGGGTGGCTATGGCCTCCGTGGAGCCGTCCACGGTGTCCGTATAGACTCGGCGGAGGGTGGCCGTCCGGTATATGCTCTCACACTCCGGGCAAACCGGCACCCCGTCGCTGGTGGCGTCAAGCGTCACCTCGTCGGCCATATCGTAATAGAGGGCCACGCGAGTCCGGCACTCCTCACACACTCCGGTGGTGCCGAGGAGATCCATGACGTTGCTGGCCCACGTCTCGCTTGCTGGCGTGAGGGAGCCGCCGTGGAGGTCCGGCTCCTCACCACACATGGCGGAGGTGGTTGGCTCAAAGGTCCGGCTCTCCGGCGTGCCGTCCTCGTCAAGATCTCCAGCGACTTGCTCCGCCATGTCATCAAGCCATAGGTGGACCTCCTCGGTGAGGTCCGGGTGCGAGGTGAATATCACCGGCCTCCACCCCACGAGGTGAGCCGCTCGTTGTAAGCCACGGCCTCGCTCTCACGGTGGCCACCCACGTCCGTCTTGATACGTGCGGCCAACTCCTTGTCAATGCCCTCCACCATGGCCAACTCTCCCTCGCTGGTGTTGACGAGATCCCACCACGTCTCAATGCCGGCCTCCTTGAGGTATAGGGACTTGCTCAACGTCACGCCGTCCACCTCGGTGAGTGCTGGTGCAAGGCCGAGTTGCTGGCGGGCCTTTGCGGCGCAATGGTTGTTGACCTCGCTCCGCTCAAGCCACTCGCTCATGCCCTCCACGTCCGCCACGTCGGTGACGTGAGCGAGGCCGATAGTGAGGACCTTCTTGTTGCCGCAAGCGCACGGCCACGTCCTCGTTTGGTCCGCCTCAAGATCCACGCCGAGGTAAACGTGGCGTTGGGTGCCGTGGCGCTCCCGTGGGTCCTTGTGATAGGTGTATGGCATTACTCACCTCCACCCACTCGCTTAACGTCATGGTTGCACTCCGGGCACTCCATCCAATCAAGCACGCCTTGACTCTCGGCCTCGTCCACGCTGTCCGTATAATCGCAATTCATGCACGTGACTCTCTCCTCGGCTCCGCCGGCCCACTCGCTCAACTCGTCACGCTCAAACGGCACGCCGTCAAGGTGCGAGGTGAGCACGCTAAACACCTCGTCGGCCTCCTCTTGTCTCTCGTCATAGTATGAGTCAATGACCGCGGCTTGCCCGGCCTTGATGACGGGATTATCACGGCCCGCGTGGTGGCGTGCCGCCGCCGTTTGTGCCCACGAGATTGTATAGTCCACCGGGAGGCCACTCCGCACGTCACTCGTGGGGTCCTCGGCCCGCTCACGGACGTCGTTGGCCGCCTCAACCATTAACTCCGCGAGGCGCTTGCTGGCCGGTGACTTGCTGGCAATGAGATCCGCCTCACGCTCCTTGCCACTCACGCCGTCCTCGTTTTCGGGAGCCATGCCGAGGTATCCAACCTCCCACGTGTTGCCGTATCGGCGTTTTTCGGCCTTGTCAATCGGCTCAACGTGGTATCCCGGCCCCTTGTTGATAGTGGCACCAACTATGAGGTTGAAGGGGTTGCCCTCAATCACCTCACCGCCTCGTCCCTTCAACTCAATGGCGCACCGAAAGTCAAGAGACTCAAAGAGCGCACTCTTTGCTCTCGGCGGCGCACGGTTGGCCTCGTCAACGATTAGGACCACGGGCCGGTTTTGACAAGCACCTCGTCTTGCCATACGGTCTCACCAGCACGGAGCCGGGCACTCCCCACAATGTCGGACTTGTCCATTTGATAGGCCACTTGTAGGGTAAAGACGGGCCACCCACGCTCCAACGCCAGCGATTTGAAAAGCGTGGTCTTTGCGCTCCCGGTTGGCCCCTCCAATTTGAAGTGCGGGAGCCGCGGCTCCCATGCGGCGTCCTCCCAACTCTCGGGGTCCGGGTGGTCCTCCAACCACTCTTGCACAAAGTCAATCTCGTCATTGATACCGTCCCACTCGTCCCTAAACGGCTCATATGCGGGCACGCGGTTGGGGTCCGGGAGATACTCCTCCCAATCATAGTCTCGGCCACCAGCAACCGGCGTTGCCTCGGCGGCGTCTCCGCTGGTGAGATCCTCGTTGAGGTAATACCGATGACCACGGCCCTCCGGCTCCCGGTCCACGGGGTTGCCCGGATCCTCCGCTATGCGCTTGAGTTGCTTGCCCACGTTGTTTTTGTGGAGGTCAAGATACTCGGCAATCTCCTTGACCGTCTCGTTGCCGTCCTCTATGGCGTCAATTGCGTCTTTCGCTTGCATTGTGGCTCAATCCACTCGCTTGTTTAGCACGGACCTACTTAGTTATACCGGATAGTGAGATACGGAGGACGGGGAGCCGTTAAGCACCGCTTTCGGGTGGTGAGTAGTGAGCCGATATGCCACCGCCGCACTATGTTAGTGCGGAGGTGAGCGGGCCGAGGATTGTTAGGTGAGCCACAATGCACGGCCCGCCGCGGTGGTCATGTCCGACAACACCGCACGCGGACGTATGCCGTCCGGGGTTAAAGAGGCCGGGGTTAGTCCGGGGAGAGACCGAGGCCGGTGATACGGACCACGCGGCGTGGATCTCGCACCAGCACCGCTTTGGGCACGCGGCTCCCCACGGCGTGCTCCGGCTCCAACGTCTCGGGGTCAATGAGGAGAGCGGCGGCCCGCGGGAATTGCGGGAAAGTGCGGATTGGCGTGCCGATAATCTCCGCGGCATACTCTCCCTCCTCCGCCTCAAGGACCGGGCCAGCACCAGCGAGGTGGTGCTTTACGTCCTCGTCATCACGGAGATTGTTGAGTTGCCGCGGGTGGAGCCACCACTCCCACCCATTTGCGTCCACCCTAAAGCCGTTGCTCTCGGCAATCTCGGCGGCGTCATATATATGGTCAATGGTGAGCGGCTCACCCTCGGCGTCAATCCGGCCAGCACGCTCCGTGCTGGTGTCCATGGTGCCCGGCTCAAGATCCTCGGGGTCCGTCACAAATTGAGGGTCATGCACCTCCACCTCGGCCTCCCGGATCCGCTCAAAGAGCGTGCGGACCAACCGCTCCTCCTCGGCACGTGCTATGTCTCCAATCCGGTTGTCCGCGAGATCCTCCACCGAGATAGGGGTGTCCTTGTCTTTGAGCGCCTTGCCGGCCTCCGTGAGGGTCTTGTGGATCTCGTCATTGCGCTTTGCCCACTCCGGCTTGTCATCACTCATGGTGGACCTCCTTGAGCACCTCGGCGGTTGCTGGCCACCCGTGGTGCCGCGTTGCTATTTGCAAGCACTCCCGGCACAACGTCTCCGCTTTCTCCTCAAGATACTCCTCCATGCCCTCCATGCCTCTAAACCCGGCCCACGAGTGGACATTGTAGGTGCCCACGTGGTCAAAGTGCTCTCCGCATAGGCTCTCCACGTCCGACAACGCCGCGTTGTTGCTCTCAATCTCCGTCTCGGGTATGAGGTGCTGGTTTTCACCCATAAGATCTCCTCCAACGTTCATGAGTCCTCCATGGCCGCAATGAGGCCGGTGCGCTCCACCTCACCGTCCTCCCACCGGATTGTCTTGCCCACGCACGGCCCCTCTTGCTCAAAGGTCTCACCGCACTCGTGGCAACGGTACATGGTGACTTGCAAGTGCCGCGTGACCACGGTGGACGGCTTGCTCTCGTCCACCTCACGGAGATACTCCCCGGTCTCGCTGGCGTCCGGTGGCCGCACGCTCCGGTATCCACCACGAGACGGCCACGGGCACCCGCACGGCTTTGTCTTTGGCGTGAGGCCGAGAGCCTCCTTGATACGGGTGAGCATTAGACCACTCCCTCCTTGACGAGATCCATTTGGCGGTAATAGATCTCAATGAGCGCCTCGGCCAACTTGTGAGAGTCCGCCAGCACATACCCGTCACTCCCAAAGATCCGGCGCATATACTCCTCGTTGACACCACCAACGCCGAGGCCAATGACCTTGACACCCTCTTGTTGAGCGGTGGTGACGAGGCTTGCGCTCTCCTCGGCGGGGTCTCCGCCGTCCAACGAGGTGTTGGCCATGCCGTCCGTGATGACTATGAGCACCCGCTCCTTGCCTCGCACGCCGTCAAAGAGATTGAGTGCGGTGTCAATCCCGGCGGGCATGGGAGTGGATCCGCCAGCGGTCACGCCGTCCACCAACTCCCACTCCCACGTCTCGTCAAACGCCTTGATTAGTGGGGTGTTGTTGCCTCCGTGAAATCCCACGGCGGCAAAGTCATCACCAATCTCTCGGGTGCATATGTAGCACGCACCGAGAGCCGTGAGAGCGGACATGAGCCGCATGGAGCCGGATAGGTCACAACTCACGGCAAGGGCACGGTCTCCCGTCTCAATCCGGCGGGTGCGTTGATACACTTGCTCCACCGTATAGTCTCCCGCGAGGTGTTGGATTGCGTTTTTGAGGTGGATCTCCTCACCGCTGGTGACGGGCACCTTAACGTCTCGCGTGCGGAGCCGGCGGAAAGCGTCAATCAACTCTTGAGCGGTGTCCTCGTCACGGAGGATCTCCCGGACTCGGTGGGAGTTTTGCCGGCCAAAGTCTTGCGCCTCGGCCATGCGCTCGTGGCGCTCGTGCTTGAGTTGGCCGAGATCCGTTTGGCCCTCCATGGCCTCCCGGTCAATGGCCTCGGCACGCCGCTCCCATTGCTCTCCCGGACTCTCATAGTCCTCCTCTTGCGTGAGGCCGTGCCACTCACCGGAGCGGCCAGCAAACTCCACGTCCTCGTCCAACTCGTCACCTCGTCCGTGGTCTCCGCCGGAGTTTTCCAACTCTCCGGGAGCGGTCTCGTCACCGCTCTTGTTGCTCACGTCCTCGGCGTCATCCTCCTCACCGCTGGTGTCCTCACCGTCACCGTCCTCCTCGGTGTCCTCGTTGCCGTCCTCACCGTCCTCGTCACCGCCGGTGGTGTCATCGGACTCGTCACCGTCCTCGTCCTCCTCACCGGCGTCTCCGCCGTCTCCCTCGTCACCGTCCTCGTCCTCCTCACCGGCGTCTCCGCCGTCTCCCTCGTCACTCTCGTCCTCCTCGGTGGTGTCCGGGCCGCCACCGCCGCCGTCACCCTCGGGGAGATCCTCCCAATCAAAGTCCAACTCGTCCTCGTCCACGTCCAACTCGTCGGGGTCAATCGTTTGGCCTCCCTCACCGCCGTCCATGTCCTCAACGTCCTCTTTGGTGAGGCTCTTGAGGTGCTCCTCCACCTCCTCCTTGCTCCAATCCTCGGCGTCACCGCTGGTGTCTCCGGTCTTGTCCGTGGTGTTGCCGTCCGCCGCCGAGTCCGCCGCCTCGTTGGCTTGCTTGCGGGCCTCCTCCTCGGGGAGATACGTGAGGAGTTTGACCATGACCTTGTGGGAGATCTCATACCGGCCCGCCGGGTTGTCGGTATGCCGGCAACGGTCAATCATGGGCTTGACCCACTCCAACCACTCCTCAAGATCCTCGTGAGCGGTCACGTCTCCCTTTGCGCCGCCAGCAAACGCCACTTGCAAGAATCCCTCCACAAAGGCTTGCCCACGGTTGCACTCCTCCATGGGTGGCCGGGCCTCGTCATTGGCCATGATTGTGTCAATCTTGAAAGCGTGAGCACGCCGGAGGCCCCTAAACCGCTCCGTGCGGGTGCGGTCAATATAGGTGTCCTCAAGGACGTTTTGGACCATGCCAGCGGCGTCCGCCGCCATGGGATACTCGTCCGCAAAGTCGGCCTTGTGGGTGAGCACGCTCTCGTTGACGTGCTCCACCTCGTGACTCGTGGTGTCCGATATTACCCGGAGTTGGTTGGGCCGCTCCACGTCAACTCCAAAGGTCTCCTCCACCGCGGGGTTGATACCGATATGGGAGCCGTCTCGTGCGGCATAACTCCCCTCCCGCGGATCCGTTAACTCAACGTCAACCTTGTCTCCCTCGTTGTGATACGTGGCCGTGAGGTCACGGAGCCAACGAGCGAGTGCCTTACTCTCTTGCATTGTGGCTCAACTCACCCGGACGTTGGGTAAGGAGCCTCTTAATTATACCGGAGAGTGAGATTGAGAGTGCTGGTGGTCACGGAGACCCTCCCAATTGCGGCTCACATAGTCCTCCAACGTCTCCCACTCCTCGCGGGCCACCTCCTTTTTCGCACGCACGTTGCCCGAGTCCGTCCGGTGGAGCGCCTCGGCGTCCGGCCTCGCAACGTAAAACCGAGTGTCTTGATTCCACCGGGTGCCGAGGAGCGGCACGGTGTCCGGGTGAAAACCGTTTGCAAACCGTTGGAGAGCGGCCACCTCCTCCTCGTCAAAGTAGTGCGTGCCGTCTTTCCACGCTTTCAACTCCACGGCCACAATGAGTCCGTCACCGTTGCCGGCCAGCACGTCCGGGAGATCTCGTGACGTGGCCGCTCCCGAGGACGGTGCCCGCATAATCTCAAACCCGAGGTCAAGGAGTAGGTTGACCAACTCGCGCTCCACTCGTGAGCCTTTGCTTGCGCTCATGGGTGGAGTAAGCCGCCGTTAACAAAAAGGGGTGAGCCTCGGGGTGTTAGTAGTGCTCTCGGCGCTCGTGCCAATCGCCGTCCGGCGCTTGCTCCCGGAGATCCTCAAGGTGCTCCGGGCACGCGGTGTCTCCATACTTGAGTTTTTGATTGCCGAGGAGGTTGCCATATCCGGCTCCCGGATAGTGGTCTCCCGTGATTAGGCAACCGCACTCAAAGCACGTCTCGTCACCCTCCTCAAGATACACCGGGCCAGCGGCACCCGGCTTGCTCACGTCCGTCTTGAGCCGGACACCCTTTTGGAGGGAGGCAACGATACCACCCGCGGTGGTCCAATCGCTCAAGTCGCGGATAGGCATTTGGGCACCTCCTTGCTGGCCTCGGCATACACCTCACTCGGCTCAACGCCGAGATCCTCCCACAACTCACGCACCGCCGTGCAAAGGAGGTGCGTCTTGCGGAGTGCTCTCTTGTGGGTGAGGTCTCCGCCTTTGGCCGAGTCCCACCCAATCCACCCGTGAGTGTCTCCAAACTCTCGGGTGCGCATGTCTCCGGCGTGCTCCCGGTTGGGATAGGCCAGCGAGGGCACGTTGACACCGGGGTTGCCCACGGTGGGAGGGAGGTTGTAAGCCGTCCACTCCTCGTGGTCTCCTCGGCCCATCACCACGTATCCACTCCACCACTCAAGCCGAGTGTCAAGGTCAAAGTCCTCCGGCGTGGGCACCCACCGGCGGAGGAGCATATACCGCACTCCCTTGTGGTTGCCCTTGTCCGTGACCTCGTGGTGCGTGGCGTGCTCAAGTTGCTCACCAGCGTGCCGAAAGTCCTTATCCCGGTCATACACCGGCACCACAAACGTGCCGCGTGCGTTGCCGGCTCCCGGATCCTCCGGCCCCCACTCGGTGAGGGTGGTGTTGTTGTCTCGGGCCGCCTCGGGTGGCGGGTTGCCGTTGAGCGTTATGCTGGTGCGATTGATTGCACCGAGGGTGTCCTCAAACTCCCCGGCCTCGTCAAAGACCAACGCACGCTCCTCGGCCTCCCACGTCACCGTGAGGTGGACGCACGGATTGAGGTTGCCGAGGGTGAGGCCACCAGCGGGAGGCCCGCTTGAGGCGTCACCATACGGCTTGACGGACCACTCCATGTCCACGAGCGTGGACTTGTAAGCCTCGGCAAACGTGCCGATACGGCCCGCCACGGACTCGGGCAACGCCTCATAGATCTCCTCAAGGTGGTCAAGACTCATGCCAACCACCGGAGCCACTCCCACCATGCGTCCGCTCTCATGGAGCCAATCCATATGGCCACCAGCACGAGGATGACAAACACGAGGAGGCCGAGGATCCACAACCACACTCTCGGCCCGCGGCGTGGCGGAGTGTATCGGGTGGACGTGCCCGTATAGAGCGGCCTCCGGCGTGCTGGCGGGGTGTAAGGCCCGCGGTCCTCGTCCTCTTTGTCCTCGTCGGTCTTGCGTGACCTCACGAGTGGTCCACCTCGGGGAGGTGCATACGGCGGGAGGTGCTTGACTTGCTGGCCCGCACGAGAGTGTCCGTGACCTCGGCGTGGTCAAACGCCGCGGTGCCGTCCTCGGCCCAACTCTCGTCCGGCACGTGCTGGCCAAAGCACTCCTCGTGCGGGCAAAGCCGCGGGTATCCCGGTGGGAAAACCGCGGCGTCTTTGGTCTCCCACTCGCTTGCCATGAGCGTGGTCTCGCACGCCGGCACCTCGTCGGACTCGTCGGTGTCCTCGGGCACGGTCTCGCTCTCGGCGCTCATGGCGTCACCTTGAGGCCCTCGTCCATCGGGCCGTATATCTCACCGCACCGGCGCAACTCCTCCACGGTGGCCTCCACGGCGTCCTCGTTGCGGCCCGTGAGGAGGGCCACCCGCTCCACGAGATCCTCCACGGGATACCACTCCCCGTCATGGTCTCGCAACTCGTCCTTGACCGTGCGGGCCGTCTCCGTATCGTAAGCGGCGGAGGTCATCGGCTCACCTCGGCGTCCTCGGTGGTCATGGACTCGCTGGCGTCTCCGGTGTCCACCGTGAGGACATACTCACGGGAGTGGCGGCGCTCGTTGACCTCAAGGCCGGAGACCTCGGCACCGCTCTCGGCCAGCGTGGTCAACTCGTCAAGCACGAGGCCGAGGCGTCCGTTGGCCTCGGCGTCCGTGGGGTGCTCCGCCATATACTCCTCGCGCTTGAGATCCGCCTTGACGGAGTTGTGGAGCCGGTGGTCAACCTCGTCCATCACCTCGTCCAACAACTCCTCCTCCACGTGCTCCACCGTGGTCTCACGGTGGGTCTCAAGTGCGGCCCTCATGCGCTCCTCAAAGTTGTTGAGGATACTCTCCACCTCGTCCTCCGTCACCGCGGACTCGCGGAGGGTGTCAAGCGCACGCTCGTGCTCCTCAAGCCGCTCCGTGAGGCCGTTGAGAGCGTCCGTGAGCGCCTCGGGAGAGTCCACGAGCGGTTGGTCCAACTCGTCGGATAGGTCACGCTCCGCCTCGTCCTCGCTCTCCTCGGCGTCACCAGCGGTGAGGTCCGCCGCGTGGTCCGGCGTCTCCTCCTCGGTCTCGTCGGATCCGCTGGCGTCCTCTTTTGCGTCCTCATACCGCTTGTCATGCCCGCACTTGCTACAAAAGTCCTCACGCTCTTGATGACCGCAAGACGGGCACCCGTATGGTGCGGTGTATTGCTCACGGTCCTCCTCCGTGACCGGCTCCGTCTCCCGCTTGCTATTGGCCCGGTCATATGCGGCGTCAAGCCGTTGTTGCTCCGTGAGAGCGTCACCGAGGTCCAACGAGTCAAGGTTGGACTCGGGGAGATCCACGCCAGCGGAGGCCAGCACCTCACGAGGCCGGCGGCCCTTGACGGTCTCCACCTCCTCGTCCTCGTCACCGAGATCTCCCTCAAGTGCGAGTTGCTCCCGGCGCTCCTCCACGAGGCTCCCATACTCTTGCACCACCCGGATAGGATATGAGTTGCTTACGGCAACGTCATACTCCTCGTTGCTGGCCACGGCGTCCGCCACCATGGGTCCGGTGAGGTTGTCGTTGTCCTCGTCAAGGAGTTTGGAGAGCGTGCCCTCGCGGCGGGCAAGCCAATCCACCACGGCCTTTTGCTTGTCGGTGAGTTGGTCAAACGTCTCCGCCATGTTGTGACCCTCACGCCTTGCAAAGACCTCGGCAAGGTCCGTTGAGTGGTTGGATCCGGTGCCCACGCCGAAAGCGAGGCCACGGAGCGCCTCAAGGACGGTGTTGGAGGAGACGGCGGTGTTGTCTCCAATGTCCTTGAGCGAGGCGTCCGGGTTGCGGACCATGCAAATGGCCGCACGTTGCTGTTTGCTGGTGAGGTGGCCGGGGAGCCGCCGCCGGATCTCGTCAATGCTAAACTCCGCACTATCCTCCTCGTCCGCACTCTCGGTCTCGGGTTTGCTGGTGCTCATTGGTCTCCCTCCTCGGTGTCCTCGTCCTCGGGCCGCACGCCGAGGCGTCCGTATCGCTCCATTTGCTCAAGCGCCTCGGTGATGACCTCCTCGGCGGTGTCCTCGCTTGAGATTGAGTTGCACGAGTTGGCAACGTCTCGCGTGAGCCGGTCCCACATATAGTCATTGTCACGGATCTTGTCCGCGGCGTCCACCACGTCCTCGCACGCGAGGATTAACTCCACGAGCGGTGAGTCCGCGAGACGTGCGAGGCGCTCCTCGTCAATGTCCTCACTCATTGTCCTCCTCCGTGCGCTTGTCCACAACCTCAAACACCTTGCTGGCGTCCGGGTTGGTGGTATAGATCTCCATGAGGCCCGGCCCGAGGTGCGGGTTATAATCTCCCTCGTCATCGGGATACACCGCAATCACGCCGTCATAATACTCGGTGTCCGGGAGGCCCGAGTCCGTGGTGTTGAATTGGCCCGTAATGTCCGCGGTCTTGACGTGGAATTGGCCCACGTATCCCCGGAGCATATCGGGCATTTGGAGGCCCTCGTCCGTGAGGAGGAGCGTCTCGTCCGGCTCCGCTTTCTCCACGGTGCCGCCGTCCGTCATCAACTCCTCGTCACCGTCCTCCTCGTCAAGGCCGAGGACGCTTTCCCAATCCACGCTCATGAAAGGCGTGCCCTCGTCCGGGTGCTGGCCCTCCTCATACGCTTGAGCGAGGCGTTGAAAGCGGGCCTTGAGATCCATATGGACCTTTTCGGCCTTGTCCTCGGCGTCCGCACCGTCCTCGGTGGCCCGCGTGGTGAGGTCCACCTCCACCCCGTCAAACGCCATGCCGGTGGTGGTGGCCTCATAGAGTCCGCCGTCCGTCACGAGGTCTCCCTCCTCGGCGTCAACGAGTCTCCCGTGGATCTCTCCGCCGCACTCCGGGCACTCCTCAAAGTGGAGTGCATAATCCGCTTTGGTGTCACCCTCCACGGCCTCAAACTCGCACTCCTTGCACGCCACGTCCACCAACCCCGGATCCGCTGGCGTCTCGCTGGTGGTGTCCGCCGGCTCCCGGCCTTGCTCCTTGATGACCTCGGCATACTCCGGGCCAAAGAGGAGCCGCGAGACGGGGAAAGAGTAAGTCCTCATGCCCTCGTTGCCCACCCGATACGTGAGCAACGAGGCGGGCCACTCTTGCCACTCCTCGTCCCACCGCTCCTCAAGGCGGCCCTTATACGCAACGTCCACCACGGGAGCACGCTCAACGTCCTCGGCCCACTCCTCGTCCTCCCACTCGCTTTGGTGCTCCGCTATGGTCTTGCCCGTGGCGGCCACGGTAAAGTCTCCGGCACGGGTGTTGTGGTGAGCAATCACCACGCAACGGTTGCCCTCAAGATCCGTCCGGTCAAGGGCCAGCATACCCGTGGGTGGCACGTCAAACTCGGTGCCAATCGGTGTCTCCTCCTCGGTGCTCTCGGTCTCGTCGGTGTTGTCGGTCTCGCTCATTGGTTGTCTCCGTCATCGGTGTATTGCTCCGCAAGTGCGGGGTCCGTCTCCTCCTCGCTGGCCACGTCCGGCACGAGGCCGGCCTTGTCGGCCTCCTCCCACGAGTCCGGTGTCCACTCGTGCGAAAAGTAGCACTCAAGCACCTCCTCAATGAGGTTATTCTCCGGGAGGCCCTCGCTGGCCTCCATGTCCTTTGGCCACCGGACGTGCGTGGTCCGGCACGCCGGGCACTTGAGCCACAACTTAGTCACGCGGTCATGCCGTATGTCGTCAACCGTGGGTGCGGTCTCGGCGGAGAGTCCGGTCATGCTCCGGCCTCGTTGAGGATCTCCTTGAGTTGCTCTTTGGTGTCACGATAGTGCTCCACCGCGGCTTGCGTATCCCCGTATCTCTCACCGAGGGCCGTCTTGTGCTGGCGCTCCTCCATGTCCAACGTCTCTTGCTCCGCGAGTTGGGTTTGCCAATAGTTGATGACTTGAGCCTCCGCCGAGGGAGGGGAGAAAAGCACCTTGTTGGCCTTGCGATTGAGCCGCTTGAGGTGATACCCGCCGGTCTTGCCCTCATACTCGTTGGTCATGGCCGCCGCCATGCCCTCATAGAGCGCAAGTGCGGTGGCCTCCTCCGGCTCCGCACCGCCGGTGTTGGTCTCCTTGACGTGCGCCGCGGCGGCCTCACCGAGTGCGTCCGGCCACTTGAGCGCCTCAAAGAATCCACCGAGATTGTAGGGCATACCCTCACCCTTGAGCGGCACGGTGTATCTCATGGCCTCACGCATGACGGAGCCGAGAGTGCTGGTGGCCTCCTCGGCACGATTGAGGCCGTCCTCCCACCACGCCGCCACCTTGTCCGTGGCGGAGCCGCGGTGCGGGCACGTCTCCTTGTCCGTCATGCCACGATACATGGAGCCGGTGCGCTCGTTGACCGCTCCAACGGAGTAATAGAGGGATTGGTCTCCGTAATGGCTAAACCCGGACTCATAGGTGAGCACATAGGTGTCCTCACCAACGTCAAACCGAAAGTCCGGGAGCACGAGATCCGCGTGGACCTCACCGCCGTGACGGCGCTCCGTCACCACGCCATACACCGAGAGATCCATGCGGCGGGCCACGCTCACCAGCGGCCCCCACATATCCTCCGGCGTCACGGGAGTGTATTGGTCACTCGCAAATTGCCACAAGGCGTCTCCGCGGTTGACCTCCTCAAGGCCGTCTCCCAACCACTCGGGGTTGACCACGGCACGCCGCCGCGGCACCTCAATCCACTCGTCCGTATCGGGGTCTTTGTATCCCGCCGTCACGTCCGTCACGGACTCAAGGCCCTCCACAACGGTGCGGAGGTCCGGCGGATCCTCGGCCACGGTCACGCCGTGGCGCTCACTATACCACTCGGGCATATCGGTGCCGTCACCGGCCACGAGGCCAGCAAACGGCGTTTGGTCTCCTTTTGCCATTGGTCTCCACGAGGCGGACGGTCTCGGGCCGCCGCTCTCGCTTATCTCACCCTATGAGATTGTTGGGCCTTATAGTTACCGGAGAGTGAGATAGTGAGACCATAACTCATGGCAAGTGCTGGTTACTCGTCACCGTGCCACGGAGCCGCCGGCCACGTCTCCGGCTCCTCAAGAGAGCGTCCACCGTCCGCCGCCGGATCTCCGTCACCGCCACCGCCACCCCGCCGTTGCGTCTCCCCACGCTCCTCCTCCCCGCCTCGCATAAAATCGTCCCTCACCCGCACGTGGTCAAGGTCCACCTCCACCTCGTCACTTTTGTCCAATGCCGCCGTTAAGTCCTCAATACCGTATGCAATGGAGGTCATCAACCGGGATTGCATACGGTTTTCTTGCTTGATTGATTGCTGGCCTTTCTCAAGATCCGTCATGCGCTCTTGTGTCTCACCCACAAATCCACTATCCGTGCCGTCCTTGTCGGCCCCAAAAAAGCGGGTTTGCATTTGCGTCACCGAGTCATACACAATTTTGATAATCCCGCCGTAAACCGTGAGGACCGTGACAAGGATACCGGCGGCCAATACGACAATTTGCCACGTCTCAACCATTAAGTGACACCTAATGGCCCTCAACGATAAATCCCGCTCACGGAGACCGGGATTAGCCAACCGCCAGCGTAATGGTCAAGTCACCCAACTCCACGGGATACGGCACCGTCACCTTTTCGTCCGGTCCATCAAAATCAATGTCGGACGGCGTGCCCTCCGGCTCATTGGGGTCATCTTGTGACACAATCTCAATAGTGGCCGGCGTGGAGGGGTCAAAGTAATATCCAACGTGGTCTCCCTCCGTCCCACCCGTAATGAGATTATGCAAGGCGTCTCCATCGGCGTCCGTGGTAAACTCCACCCCGCTGGCCTCGTCCTCTTTCAACTCGGGGTTTCCGGGGTTGTTGTAAACACCAGCGGATCCGTTGTGTGTCGTGATTGAGGCCGATTGCGGCGGAGACCAAAACCCAATGTGCCATATGTCTTGAGTGGTGGAGTGGTGGACCCACATATGAGCGTCTCCTCCCGCCGATGTTTGATAATCGTCAATTATCCCGGCGTCAACTAACCCTTGAGCACCAATTTGCGCGGACTCGGTGAAATTGATAAACTCCGCCGGACTCTCGGCGGTCTCGAAAAAGCCAACGTCGGTGCCGTTGACCGTGATTTGAGAGCCACCAATCCCCGTGCCGCTCACAAACACCAGCGTGGAGATACCGAGATCCGTGAGTGGCGTGCCCTCTATAAACTCATAGTTGTTAGTGCCCTCGGCACCAGACACAACTTGCTCACCCTCCTCAAAGACAAACGGCATTAGACCTCACCTTGCAACTCCACGCGGCTCAACGTGGGGATATTGGCCAACTCCCTATCCGGTGACTCGTGATTGAGTTTTACCCGAAAGTCCTCATGCGAGGCGGACCACGTGAGGGTATATGACGTTGCTCCGTCAAGGGATTGCGTCACTATCTCCTCGCTCCCGGTGCCCGGAGAGCCGATTATATCCAGCGAGATATTGCCGGTGTTGAGGGAGTAAGCGAGATTTTGGAGGTCCGGTTGGGTGGGTCCGGTAAACGACTTTGTGGCCGTGGTGAGAGTGCCCGAGACCGGCACCCCATACAATTCGTCCACCCAACCGTCACTCCAATTACCCGGATTTGCCGAGCAAAAGTCTGAGGCCCGGAGCGAGTTGTTGCCCACGGCAACATATCCAATCTCGCTTGAGGAGTTGAGAAAAGATAGGCCCGCACGGGAGCGGTCTCCCGTGGATCCCTCTATGTCCTCCCACAATATGTCAAATTGGTCATTGGGCCAATCAAACGTCACCGTAAATCTCCTAAAGGCACCATAATCCGGGTTAGGAAGGGACTCAAGGCAATACGCACCACTCCCGGACTCAACACCAACCTCCGGGTTGCCGGTGCCAAAGTGACATATTACTTGACCGCTCCCGTTTTCTATGTAATATTGATGTCCGCCTTGTGTTGAGGTCTCCCGGTAAGCAAAGGTGATTTGTGAGGGTGCATGGCTTAGTCCGGTTGCCTCTAATGCCGCACCACTCACGTCGGTGTTGCTATATAATGAAACGCTCCCAAACGGCGTTGTCGTGCTGTCATCAATGCTTTTTCCGGTGGCGGGGTTCCACCCGGAGGGCACCGAGTCACTACTCGTGAGATCCTCAAAACCGTCCTCGGTGGGAGTTTGTTGGACGGTGCCACTCGGGTGCTCCATGGCCTCCTCGCTCACGGCGTTATCCCAATCGCTTGTGGTCTCCCACGTGACGGTTTCAATAGGGAGATTTTCATTTAATCCGGGTGTTGCAATATCACCAATTGGGTTTAGTGGTGGACTCATAGGCCGGTCCTCCCGTGGGCCTCGCTCACAATCTCAACACTTGTGGTAAGTGTATTGTCCACAATCACGCCAGCACTAACCGCGGACGTGCCGGGATTGGTGTATGAGCCGAGTGGGTTGCCCGTCTCGTCATCATAGATTGTGGCACCGTCTCCGGCGGCCAGCGTGGCCCGTGAGGAGAAAGATCCGGCGTTGTTAAACGTCACCAACTCAAGGTCCACGCCGGTGGCAACGGCCTCCACGGTGTCCGTGGTGAGGACGGCACGGTATATCTCAATGGTCTCGTCCGGCTCAAGCGAGGTGACGGCAAGGACACCTTGCTCTCCCGCTGGCACATTGCCGGTCTCGGCACCGCTAAAGACCTCTTGTAAAGGCTCCCGCTCCGGGTATTGGTGCTCTATGGAGAGATTGGTGCCGTCACTCGTGAGGACAACCCCACCATAATCACGGTTGATTGTGACGCTTGAGGATCCGTCAATTGTCTCGCTCCCCTCGGTGGCCACCGTGATTGGATACGTATAGGCGGATCCGGTAAGGTCATCAATACGTATGACCCTCCCGGCCTCAATGTCCGCGGAGGCAATTGTAACGGTGCTGGTGGCGGCAATCGTGGCGGTGTCCACGTGGACAATCTCCTCACCGCTGGTGGTAAGCGTGGCCGAGGAGAGTGTGGATTGGCGGAGTTTAGGGTCCACCACCGCACGCGGCACGAGGCCGGCGGAGGTGTCCCAAATGGTCTCTCCAACGTTTGAGTCCGTGAGATCCGTGCCCGCGGCGTCCATGTCCGTGATATTCGGGAGGCCAAAGGGGCTTGCAAGGTCCGCGAGAGCAAAGGGATATGCGTTGACGTTGAGATCCGTTGCCGGAGCAAGTGGATAGGCCGAAAGCGAGGAGGCCGGGCCACCGAGTTGTGATTGTGGCACCTCCACCGCCGAGGCGTCCCATATCGTGACGGCGGCGGACGAGTCCGTGAGGTCCGTGCCGCTTGCGTCCATGTCGGTGTCCACGTCAAGGTCAAGCGGATAGGAGGTGATTTGGGCCGCCTCTTGCAACTCGTCCAACGCGGCGTCCACGTTGTTGACACCATACACTCCCGTTGAGTCTTGATATAGCACCTCACCGGCCTCGTTGGAGACTCGGCCACGCCAATTGAGGATTTGCGAGGAGGCCAGCACGTCATCAAAGTTTTGCGGCACATACACCACGCCGAGGAGGATCTCCCCGCCGTCCACGTCCGGTGGCTCCGGGTTGGCCGCTGGCGTGCCCTCCTTGACCTCCACGCCGGGAGTGGCCGTATCATACGCAATGGTGTCCCAACGGTCATTGGTGCCGTCACCAGCGGAGACGGTGACGCTCCCGGCGGTCTCGTTGTATGTGGTGGCCACATAGTAAACGTCACCAGCGGCATAGGCCACCTCACGGTTGGCCGTGCCGGGAGTGAGTGCGAGGTCTCCGTTGTCAAGCACGCCGTTGCCAGCAAGGGACTCGGTGACGGCTCTCCATTGCGTCTCAAAGAGTGGCTCCCCTTGCGGCCACTCAAATTGCGGAGCGGTTGGCATAGAGGAGTGTGGCCGGCGCTCTCACAAAGAGGTTTGCCTCACGCCGATAAAAAACGGGGTTAGTTACTACTTAAGCGGCCTCGGTGCTGGCCGAGGAGACGGGCACGAGCGCACGGTGACGGTCCATGTAGCACGCAAAGCACGGGAGATCCGCACCCCACGGGCCGCCGCACCGCTCTTGCCCGTTGCGGCACTCACTCATGGCGCTCCACCACCTCCACGTCCGTGACGGTGCCGAGGGAGCGGTAATGGTCCTCCGTGATATGGCCGGACTCGTCCACCTCCGGCTCCCAAACGGCAATGGTCACGTCACGCCACTCGGTGTAAGTCTCGCTGGCGTGGAGCGAGACGGAGCACGTATCAAAGTCCTCGGGCACGGCGTGCTCCTCGGTGTCCAACTCAAGGGAGGTGGACAAGTGGCCCTCACCGGAGCCACCGGGGATATAGTCCACCGAGTCCACAACGTGCGCCTTGTATGCCTCTCCGTCATCGGTGGTGAGGCGGAGCACGTCACCAGCGTTGCACGCACCGAGATCCTCACGGACTCGCTCTTGCTTACTCATAGTGGACCCTCACGGCGGTGCCGAGGTCTCCACCCCACTCCACCCCGAGGCCGGCGTCATTGAGTGCGTGGACGAGTTGGCCAGCGAGGGCCGCCTTGTCGGCCTCGTCATCGGCGTGGAATTTGATATAACGCGGACGCTCCACGTGCTCCTCGCTTTGGGCCACGTAATAGACAAACGCCTCGTCCATGCTGGCGGCCACGCACCCGTTGCAACCGGCGGCTCCGGCGGGCACGTCAAGCGAGTCAAGGGCCTCCGCGAGTGCGGCGGGTATCTCGTGCTCCTCGTTGAGGAGAGCGCACGCTCCGGGGAGCGTGGTTGCGGTCTCGGTCTTGTCGGACATGGTTTGGCTCACCATACTACTCCTTGAGTAGGGGAGACCATAAAGATACCGGAGTGTGAGATAGTGCGAGGTTACACTATGCGGAAAGAGACCGTTGTGCGAAAGCCGAAAGCGTCCGTTTTCTCCAACGGATCCATGGTGGTCCGCCACAAGAGCCGCGGCGTGCTGGCGTTGTCAAACACGCCAATCTCCGTGAGATCCACGGGTTGCGTGGACGGTTGCGAGGCGTCCGTGACCACCTCCGCCGCTATGGACTCGTTGGAGAGCGTGCGGAGTGCGTTTTGAGCATACTCCTCGTTGCCGAGGGCCGAGTCCGACTTGCTGGCCGCCGTGGAGCCGGTGCCAAAGCGGATCTCGTTGATACCCACCACGTCTCCAATCGCACGGAGCGAGTCCGCAATGGCCGCCTCACCGTCATTGGTGATGACGGAGTTACCCACGCCGGAGCCGTTGACCTCCAACGATATGTCCACCCGCAACTCCTCACTCTCGCTCACGTCCACGGCGTCCGTGGTGACTCGTGCGAGGAGCCGGTCATCCTCGTCCTTAACACCAAACTCCACGGCGTCCGTGCTCCCGAGGCCGTCCTCGGCAAAGAGATAGTTGGAGCGTGCCCGCGTGACGTTGCCGGCGTCCTTGACACCATAGGCCAGCGTGCTCCCGGTCTCCGCCGCGAGAGCCGTATCTCCAACCGAGGCGTCCGTGGACGAGGTGCCCACGGCACCCTCACGCACCGCTCCCGCTTGTCCATCAAGCGAGTCACGGACGGCGTTGCGGCCAGCACGGACAAAGAGTGCGCTTTGGGTGGTGGTGCTCACGGCGGACCATGAGCCACGCACGTCTCCGGCCACGCCTCGGCCACTCCCGTGAGACGGATCCGGGTGGCCCGAGATAAGCGAGTCATTGAGGCTCCGCTTGTATATCTCAATGGTGACGGAGATCTCTATGGTGTTGCGGGCAAATGAGAGATTGCGGTTGGCCGTCTCCGGGAGGTCAACAAACCTCCCGTCAAGCCGCCGCGTGCTCTCTCGATTTTTCGCAACTTGCTCCGTGATTTGTGGCATACCTAAATCACCTCTATACTTGCAACCCGGACGGTGCCCAACAAACCGTCACCGGCCCGAGTCCACCAATTGAGTAATCACGGCACACATACTCCCCTTTGGTAACGGTAAAGGAGACGGTTGTGGTGGCTCCGCCGTTAATCTCAATCGTTTTCTCCTTGACCACGCTCCCGTCCTCGGTGAGCGAGACCGTCACGCGGCGGTCTCCGGTGTTGGAGTTGGTCACGTCCGCCGAGATCTCAACGTTGGCAAAAACGTTTACCACGTTGTCGGGGTCATCGGTGGTGAGGTTGGCATACGATATGGTGCCGTCCTCGGCCCGCGGTGGCGCTTGTTGACTAAACTCCACCCGCCGGCCAAACACCTCCGTGGTGCCCGGCTCCACCGGCACGCCAGCGTATGAGACACCCGCCGAGTCATGCACCCGTATCCCGGCCACCGGCTCACCGTCCTCGGTCTTTGTCTCGGTGGCAAACGTGGTGGTGGTGCTAAACTGATTGGTGAGTTGGGAGAAAGACGTGGCCTCATTTTCCACATAGTCCTCAAACTCGTCATATGAGGTGCCGCTTGAGTCCTCGTCACTAAACGAGGCTTTGATTTTCTCCACAAAGGCGTCTTGCTCCTCGGTGGTAAACCCGTGCTCAAGGCCGAGATAGGTCTTAAACTCCGGGTATGAAGTTATGTCCTCGTCATTGCCGTCCTCGTCAATATCATAGGCGTCAAGGTGGCCTTGAAAGGTGGCCCATGAGATATTGGACTCAATCTTGCTCAACTCCGTGGAGCCGGTGTTAAAGTCTTGTTGAGCACGCTTGAGACCGGCCCAAATCAACTTTTTCTCCTCCGTGAGGGTGCTGTCTGTAAATCCCATGTTAGGTCTCCGTGGATCCGGTGGCCGTGAGCGTCACTATGCCACGGTTGTCAATCTCCTTGCCCGATACGATAAATTCACCGTCCACGTCATCGGGAGGCCACGTGATTTGGATTGCCTCACCCACTCGCACGTCACTAAACGTTGAGTCCGCCACCGAAAACGAGAGCGCACTCTCGTGCCACGCCTCACTATCAAGGATTTGCTCACCGCGTTGTTGAGCCTCCCCGCTGGTTTGGATCTCCTTGTCAACGAGTTGCTCCTCGCGGGGTGAGAGTCCGTAAAACTCAATGCTGGCGTTGTCTTGCACCGTGACTTGAATATCACCGGACCCTTGCACGGTCAACTTGTTTACAATCCGGTCATAATCCCGCTCCACCGAATAGTCCACCACCGGCGTGCCGCCGTCAAAGTCAATGGACTTTGGAGCCACGGTTTGCCCACTCGGCTCATACTTGAGGTCATCCTCCTCCACGTATGAGGTAAAGCCGTCCTCCTCGCTCAACTCGTTGAGCAACTCCATGATAGTGGCGTCATACCGGCGGTTGATAGTGCGGCCCGTGGTTTGCACGCCGGTGGCCGTGAGCGAGGTGTTGCGGCTCTCAAGGCTAAACGGGAGCGTCTCGGCATAGTCAATGAGCACGGCCCGCGGCTCACTCAACTCACCGCCGAGAGCAAACCGATACTCAAGCGTGCCCGGAGATCCGTTGACGCTCCCAATGCTGGCGGACGTGGTGGCGTCCTCGGCCCGGAGGTTGAAAGTCTCAAAGTTGGAGTTGAGCCGCGGGAGCGTCCACACATACGTCTTGCCCGCGTTGTCGGTCAACTCCAACTCTCCCTTAATTTGGTCTCCGGTGTTGTTGGCCAGCAACCGAGTCTTGAGCCGAGAGATTTGACCCTCACCGGGGATTGCGGCGGCGGGCACCGAGTCATACGTGACGCTATACTCCCCGCTGGCCCCCTCACGCCACCCGCAAAAGATTAGATCCGTGCCTCGGTCACGGTATCGCTTGCTGGTGAAACCGCACTTTTCAAACACCGGCACGTCACTATCCCACTCGCTCCCGGACTCGTCACCCGCGTGGACGGTGACGGAGTTGAGGGTTTGAGCACGTTGGAGGATTGCCTCCTCCACCAGCGTGCCGGTGTCCATATCGTAAAACGGACGGTGGACCTCCTCATAAAATAACTCGGCTCTCTCGTCGGCCACCACCAACTCAAGAAAGTCTCCCTTGTCTCCGGTGGTGGGCTTTTTCACCACGGATCCGTCAAACTCCTCGGTGCCGTTTTTGTTGATAAGCACCTCGTCCGCGGATTGGATTGCCCGATTGGCGGGAGTGTTGCCACACACAACTTGCGCTCGTGCGAGGTTGCCCTCGTCGGACCCTTTCGGCTTTACGTCAACGAGAGCGTCCACGGCGGTGCCCTCAACTAAGACCTCCCATGTCACCATAGCAATATCACCCTATGTAAACGTCAAAGTGAGTAAACTCCAACGTGCCGGTGTATTGCCGCTGGTTGTCGCTCGTGCGGTCCTCGCTCAATTGGAGATCCGATATGACACCACCAATGCTCCGTCCATCATAGTTGAGGGTGTCAAGGCCGTCCGCGGTGGTTGGCCCCCACTCACGAGCGGCCCGGAGCAACTCGTTGTGCTGGCCATAAGCGTGGGTGTTGGGAGTGACGGAGTAGGTGCCCGAGTTGGGATAATCGGCGGCCTCCATGTCCTTGATGACCACCGAGAGTTGGTAAGTCTCCTTTGAGAGCACGGGGTTGGCACCAGCGAGGCCACCCACGGCGGAGAGTATGCTCTTGATTATGACGGAGTTGCTCACCGAGACCTTGACGTTGTTGACCTTGAGCGTAAAGGACTCGGTGCCGTCATTTTTGTCCAACGTGATACCCGTGGAGGTCATAGTCCACCCCCAATGGTGCTCTCCACCTCACGGCCCGTCTCCTCGGCCACGAGGCGGGCAATCTCCTCCTTGTCCGCTTGCGTGAGGTTGGACAAGTCAAGGGTTTGGTCTCCAAACTCCACGGAGATCTCTATGTCCATGCCGCCGCCACCCCCAACCGGATCCGGGCCGCCGCCGGAGCCGGTGCGGCTCACCTCGGCGGTGTTGAGCACGCGCTCACCAGCGTGACCGAGGAAAACACCCGTGCGCTCAATCATGCCACCCGTTTGGAGTTGCGGTATGTCAAGGTGGCCGCCACCAATCGTGGCACTCGGGAGATCTTGACCGGCCACGCTCCCGCCGCCAATGGTTATGGACGGGATATTGAGACGGTCGGGGATTATGGAGTTGAAGGTGCCTCTTAGGCCCTCGGCGGCGGCCTCACCAACACCGGAGAGACCGTTGGTGATAAAGTCCGCCGCACGTCCAACGGTGCGGTCCACGGCTCCGGCCAGCGTATCAAACACTTGTTTGGCACGCTCCACGCCGGTCCTAATCCCTTGCACGAGGCCACCTTTCATGGTGCCCTCAATGAAACCGTTGATAAACCCGCCGATGACGGCCAGCGGGCCGGCAAAGATTGCAATGAGAGCGGTGAGTCCATCACGTGCCCACGCGGGGAGCGAGGAGCCTATCATTTGGCCGAGGCGGCGGACCCAATCCATCACCCCGGTTATGTGGAGGATCCAAACGACAAACAACCCCACGGCGGCACCGAGGGCACCAGCAAACGCGAGGGCACCGGCGCTCCCGGCGGCCAACCACGAGATAAACCCGCTCACGAGGCCAACCGCGGTGGAAAACGCTCCGGTGAGTGTTGCCACTATGCCGGACAAGCCGCCGATTGCGGCCCACGCCGCGGTGGCTTGAGAGCCGAGGAAAAAGAGACCGCTGGTGACGAGTCCCATAATCCCGGTCAACCGAGTCATGCGAGTGCCGAGGCTCCGGGCACGCTTGCCGCCGGCCTTGAGCCGGGAGCCGGTTTGACCCAACCGAGAGTTGAGTCCGCTGGCCTTTTCGTCGGCCTCTTGCATACTATCGGCCACGTTGTCGGCCTTGCGTTGGGCTTGACTCGCACCCTCAACCTTTGCAACCCACGTGAGAGATCCTATTGTTACCATTAGTGTCTCGCTTTGCTCTCCGCCTTGTTGGCCGCCTCTTTTTCGGCCTCCTCAATCATGCGCTCATGCTCGTTGTGGAGGAGCCACCGTTGGAGCACCTCCCGCTCCGTCATGCCCGGCGTCTCCTTGCTCACGTGCCGCGTGACGGTGCCGCGGTCCATGCCGGGGAGTTTGGAGCGGACCCATGCCAGCACTCCCGTGCGTGGCTCCTCGTGCGTCTCGTGGACCGTCTCACCGCGGAGGTCCGCGAGATCCAACCCGGCCTCTTTGACGAGGAGTGTCTCAATTACCATGGGTTTGTGTTTGATGACCTCCAAACTATCCGGCTTTGAGCGGCGGAGAGCCGCTTTTAGTTTTTTGCCTCCTCCTCCTCAAGTTGGCCCACCGGATCCGGGAGGTGCGGCTCCAACTTTTCTCCAACGTCCACCTTGAGGCCGGTGAGGATTGTGGTGAGGCCCATGGTGTCCTCAAGCGTATGGGACTCAATCATGGCCTCGGCCACCTCCCGGTAATAGGTGTCAATTTGGAGTTGCCCGGAGCCTCCCACTTGACTCACGTTGTCCTTGAAAATCCGGTTTTTCTCTTGCCACGAGATCTCACTCAACTCAACACCCCACACAACGGTCTCTCCGTCTTGCTCCCACTCAATCACCTCCCACGTGGTCTTGTTGTCATCAACCGTGACCTCGCTGGCCGTGGCCATGCGTGCATTGGCGTCCTCACCGAGAGTCTCCGTGATACGGTCACGGAGTGCGGGTGGGAGGCCGTCCTCGTTGGTTGCGTCCGGTGCGCCGGTTGTGTCGTGGAGTTGCTGGTTGTCGCTCATGGTTAGAGTTGTGTATAGTGGTATGTGGTTTATGCGAGGTATCCCGTGCCCGCGGAGTTGCTATCTTCAACGCGGATCTCCGCGGACTCGACGGTGATTGAGACCTCCACCTCAATCTTGCTGGCGTCCGCCGGTATGTCGTGAGGAGCGGAGGTGATTTGGCACCCGGTGAGGGTGATACGGAGGTTGTCACCGTTGGGCCGCTCAAACTCAATCACCGCGGTGAAACCACCAGCGGTGCCGTTGACCAACTCCGTATAGAGAGCGTTATCCTCCACCGCAATGGTGGCGGACAACTCGTGGCCCGCGTTGCCATACGTTATCTCAAACGGATCTTTGGCGTCTCCACTCGGGTGGTCACTATCCGGTGCGATATACCGGCCCTCCTCAAGGTTGTTGGAGAGCGTATAGGTAAACGAGACAAACCGGGCAAAGGACGTGCCAAAGAGCGAGAGTTGACTTGCGGCGTCCGAAAAGAGCCACGGGTTGCGGTCGGGCACCGTGATGGATCCGGTTGGGGAGGTGCCCGGCGTCACTCCCATGGCCCAATATGAGAGTGAGGCCGTCAACTCGTCATCATTGTTGGTGGAGATCTCGCACTCGTTGACGGTGCCGCCGGGGAAAGTCCTCACAAAGTCGGTGCCGCCACCACGTCCGTAATACACCGCCTCAATCGTTTGAGACGGCGGCTTGCCGTCCATTTTCGGCGTGAGTATGTGGGTGGTGGTGCCCGTCTCGCTCCCACCGTCAAGATCCTCGTCCGCGTTGACGGTCTCGCTCCCAAACGCATAGGCCAGCGGCGCACCGTCAATGAGGATGACGGGTATATCTCCGCCTTGATACTCGTGCTGGCCCTCGTGCATTTGGAAAACCTCACGGTCTCCGCCGATGACCCTAATTGGCTCCCATGCCACCTCGGGGTCCGGCGGGGTGGCGTCCTCCGCCACCTTGCCGAAAACCCGCGTGGGTGCAACGGCGGTGCCTTGAGTGTCCTCCGTGCCCACGGCCAATTGTGTGTCCTCGCTCTTGTATGGATCCGCCATGGCTTACTCTCTCCTCACCGGCGCTCTCACAAAGCGGTATCTCAAGGCCGGTGAGATAGTAGCAACTCCTTATATACTCAAAACACCCCCCTTTATGGCAAGCCTATATTGTCCGGGCCTCGGCGGAGAAAACCCACGCACCCTCAAAGTGCCACCACCGAAAGTCCTCGTCCGGCACGTTGATAGGCTCATAGTCAACGGTGTCCCAATTGCCCGGCGTGGCGTCACTCCGCTTGCGTGCGTGCTTTGCCAGCACGAGCAACTCCTCATAGAGATCCGTGCGCCTCGCTCGTGAGGTGGGAGTGGTTATGCGGACGTTGCACGTGGCACCGAGGTCATAAGCGTCCCTCGGGCCGTCAATCGGCTCCATGGTCCGCTCTCCGCTCTCGCTAATGAGGATATAGTCATGGCTTGCCGGATCCCACCCCTTGACCGGGTTGCCGTTTTCGTCCTCGGTGACGAGGCGGATTTTCTCCGGCTTTGCTGGCCCGGAGGACTCGGCAAAGGTGCCCCAATTGGTGTCAATGTAGTTGAGCACCAGCGGAGCCACGTCCCACGTGACGTTAAAGAGGCTCATGAGTCCACCGTGGGTAACTCGTCAATTTGGTTGGCTAACTCCACGAGGCCGGATTGGAGGAGGTTGCCGGTATCGCTGGCCTCCTCGGCCACAATCTCTTGAGAGCGGGCAAACATGAGGTCAAGTATATCCTCCACAATCTTAAAGGAGGCCCGTGGGTCATCGGTGCCCTCATACTTGCCGGCCACCGCGGACGCACGAGATCTCCCATAATCCAACGAGCGCCGGCCATAGAAAACGCCAGCAATCCCCGTGGACTTGATTGAGTTGATGACCACCCACGTCACGCCGTCCTTGTGGCGCTCACTCCCCGGCTTGATACCCGGAGAGAGTCCGGCGTCCTTGAGGCCACCGTCAAGATCCGGCCACTTGCGGTGGACCCACGCACGGAGCGGCTCAAACGGCGGCGGAGAGGCTCCCCAAAACGAGTCAAATTCAACGTGGTGAGCATAGTCCGTGGTGTAAGTCACCACGCCGCCGGCCTCCAATTGAGCGATTATCTCTTGTTGCGTGGAGCGGTTGTGGTTAAACTCAACTTGACCGGGCATGGTTAGAGGATCCGCTTTGCGGACTCTTGATTGAGCACTCCCATGGCACCAGCAAACAACTCACTCGCTCCGGTGGTCATGTCCGGCACGTTGTCCGGGCCGCCGCCGAGGACGGCACCGTAAGAGTCCGTATTGATTAGATCCGCCGCCACCCACTTGCTTGCCGCCTCGTTGATACGCTCCGGGATTGTGTCACGGCCATACCGATACGTGAGCCGCACGCGAGGCCGGGCCACGAGGCCACCACCACGCACCGGACCCACCGCAAAGTTGCCCACGTCCACATAGAGTTTGCCTTGCGTCTCGTCAAGGTGCCACTCCCCGTCCGCACGGCCCTCCTCGTCGGTAATGTCCACCGCCTCGCGTGGGAGGAGGATCTCAATGGCGTCTCCGTCACCCGAGGTGATGGACTTGATAAAGCGGCCTTGCAAGTTGATTAGGGTCCACGGATCTATTGGCTCCATGAATCCCGCTGGTGAGGAGCGAGGTTGGGCCGTCTTGTAGTATCGTTTTTGCTCGTGCGAGATTGACGGAGAGACCTCCCAATTGACCACCTTGCGCTCCCGCCACGCCTTGCCGGTGAGTTGGTCAATCCGGTCACTCGCTCTCTTGAGTTTGTCCTCTATGTTGGTGGTGGTGAGGTCCGTGGTGCCGCTAAACTCCTTGTTACGCACCCACGTCTCCACCTCGTCCACCGTGCCGTAATACGTGCTGGTGTCCACGAGCGTGGTCTCGGGCATGAGAGAGTGTGGCCGGCGCTCTCACATAGAGGTTTGCACCGAAAAGGAGCCGCTGGCCGGGTTAGTTGTCCGCGAGGCGCTCCACGGGCACCCAAAGGAGCCACTCCTCACCAATCCACGTCTCGCTCTCCCCGATATACTCCACCTCGGCCTCGTGGTCCGCCAGCACTCGCATGGCCTCCGTGGAGAGCCGCGTGTTGCGGGTGGTGAGGCGGAGCGTGACGGCTCCCTCGGCAAAGCCGGTCTCCACGGCGTCCTCGTCAAGCCGCTTGACGTGGACGTGCGGCTTGCCGCTCACCTCGTCCATGGCCTCGTGGAGATCCTCGGCGGCCTCCACGGCCTCGTCCACGGTGTCAAACTCGTTGGTCAACTCGGTCTCGGTCTCCGCCGGCTCCACGAGCGTGACCTCCTCCACGCTCCCCTTGCGGTGGTCATGACGTTGCGTGGCGTGGTGGAGACCGCTAAAGCGTCCGTCCTCCTTGACTCGGGCCTTGTAGGTCTCCCCGTCCTCGTTGACGCACTCAAGGTCAAGCGCACCCTCCGGCGTGCTCCGGTGCTGGTATGGATCCTCAACAACGGTGCCCTCCGCAACGTGCTCCCGGCCACGGAAAGAGCCGGTATATCGGACCTCAACGGTGTCTCCAACGCTAAACTCGGTCTCGCTCTCGTCGGACATGGTTTGGCTCACCATACACTCCCTTGAGTAGGGGAGACCATAAGTATATCGGTTGGTGAGATAGTGCCCGGTTAGCCCTCGTCCGCTGGCCGCTCCTCAAGGCCACCCTCGGCACGCTCCGGTTGCCCGTGCCTATCCGGGAGCCACCCATACGGGTTGACCGTTGAATCAATCTCTCCGGTGAGTTGCGGGTATCCCACCAGCGAGACACCGTTGCGGTCCATCTTGCGGGCCGTCCGGTCAAACTTGTAGCACTCCGGGCACTTGAGGTGGAGCGTCACCTCACCCTCACCGTCTCCCGGCGGATCCGAAAGCCGCACCCGGTGGACCAACATGGTCTCGTGACCGCACGCTCCACACTCAAGATCCTCATACCCGTCCCACTCTCCACGAGGCACGCCATGCGGCCACGAGTGCCCGCACTCCGTGCATTTGATGTTAATGTCGTTGTGGAGATACCCGTTTGATTGGAGCCGCTCTTGCACCTCAAGCGCCTCGTCCGGTTGATAGTTTGGCTCTCCGCCGCACTCCGGGCACCGCACCTCAAGACCGTCTCCAATCTCGCGGGGTGCTGGTGCGTCCTCAATGTCGCTCATGCACGCAAGAAAAAGCCGGGGTTGGCTAAAGAGCCTCGGGTGCCTTACCGCGGCACCACGAGGAGACACTCCACGTCATCGGTGGTGTCTCCGTTGATTGTCGCTTGACTCGCTCCCTTGCTGGTGACGCTCTCCCCGCCGGTGGGTCCGGTGACAAAGACAAACGGCTCAACGCCGAGAGCCTCGTCAATCCCGTCCACGTCGGTGTAAGTGAGGGTGGCGCTCCCGGCGTCAAGCGTCACCGTGGTCACATACACCTCGGCGTCAAGGTTGGGGATTGCGGACACCGAGTTGATTGCGTTGGTCATGAGTGAGATCCTCTATGCGAGGTTGTGCGTGACCTCAACACGCGAGGGGCTTTCACTCACGAGCGTGCCGTAAGCGTCCGTTGCGAATTGCTCTTGCGGAGAGTCACGCGCCAGCGGGTGCATGGTCACGTCTTGCAACATACCCATGTAGTGCGCCGAGGCGTCAAACGAGGTAAAGAGACGCTCCCCGTCAACGTAGGGAGATCCGTGGCTCTCCATGACCGGAGTGCCGTCAATCATGAGCGTCTCAAACCCAAAGTCCAACTCGCTCCCCGGACTCTCATACCGGGTAAAGTCCGTGAGATCCGTATGGAGGTCACGGAAAGTCTTGTGGTCCGTCACGTGGAGGATGTTGTCACGTGCGGTGCCGTTGCGCCGGAGGCTCTCGATTTGCCGGCGCACGTCATCAATGGAGATTGTGCTCCCCGAGGCGTCCGTGGTGTTGCCCTCGCTGGCCGCAAGATCCGTGAGGCCGTCAAACCCGCTGGCGTCATTGGCCGTCACGCCGGTGTCCACGTTGCCCTTGCCGACAATGAGTTGTGCCTCCTCATATTGCCGGATTGCACGGACTTGTTGCTCCTCGGTGAGTGCCCGGTGAGACCGGAGCGTGCTGGCTGAGAGTTGGAGAAAGTCCGTGACGGAGTTTTGCCGTCCGTAACTCACCACGTCATACGTGAGGTTGGCCGTGGTGTCGTCATTTTCCGGCCACGTCTCACCGCCGCCACTCGGCTCCGCAAACGAGGCGGCGTTGCCGGTCTCGGTGATCTCGTCCACCTTGATTTGGTTTTCTTGCACCGCCGTCCGGGCCATCATGTCCGCAAGAGGAGTGTCCTCCTCGTCGGTGATGAAAACGTCCGGGGTGAAGAAAATCGGCATGGAGTAGGACGTGGTGCCGATTTGCTTGCTCACCTCCTCGGCGGCGTCCTTGACCGCGTGACCCTCCCGTTGCATACGGTTGAAGGTCTCAAACGCCTCTTGATACTTCTTGAAAAGAGGCGTCTTGAGGTCAAGGGCCTCACCACGGGAGTTGAGGAATCCCATCGGATCCCAATAGGGCACTTGGTCTCCGGGGAGGCCAGCACCCTTTTGCACCTCGTCCATGAGGTTGTGGAAACACCGGCGGTGCGCCACTTGCGCCTCACGGTTGTTGATTTCTCCGCCAGCACCGGCGCTCTTTACAACTCCGCTCTTGTGATTGCGTGCAACGCTCATTGGATTGCCCCCTCAATGTCCTCCTCGGTGAAACCGATTGTCTGGACCTCCTCCGCACCGTCCTCGGCCTCCACGAGACCCTTGCGGACAACCTCTTGCCGCTCCTCGGGGTCATCGGGGAGGTCATCAAGCCCGAGGATGGACTTGACGGCCTCCTCGGCGGCCTCGGTGAGATCCTCCTCGGTCTTTTCGGCCTCGGCCTCGCTGGCCTCGGCGGTCTCCTCCGTGCCGTCCTCGGTCTCGTCGGCGGACTTGCTCTCAAGATCCTCAACGCGCTCCTCAAGAGTGTCCACGCGGCTCTTGACCGACTTGACGGCCTCGTTGTTGTCCTCCACGGTGCTCTTGATGGACTTGAGCATATCCTCCGTGCTCTCGTCCTCGGTCTCGTTGGAGGTCTCGGCCTCGCTGGCCTCCTCCTCCTTGCTTTCGTTGTCGTTGTCGTTGTCGCTCATGCTTGTCTCCTCGTCCTCGTTGTCCTCGTCCTCGTCCGTGCCGTCCTCCTCGGTGTCCTCCTCGTCCTCGTCCTCCTCTTGAGAGTCCTCGGCCCACTCAAGAAAGTCCGCCATGCTGGCGTCCTCCTCGTCGGCTCCGGTCTCCTCAAGAAAGGTCTCAAACTCGGCGGCCACCGAGGCAAGCACGTCCGGGGAGAGTTGCTTGCTGGTGTCCTCCATGTTTGTCTTGTCGGTGCCCTCGTCATCTTTGGCAAGCGTCACCTCGGCGGCACCGGAGCGGTCCACCTCTTTGGCGGACTCGCTAAGGCCGAGGATCTCCGCAACGGGAGTGTTTTCGGCCTCACCGTATATGCTAAACCCGGTCAAGTCACCGGATTTGATACGGTCCCACGCCTCGTCCGTGAATTGGACACCCATAAACCACGTGCCCGCGGGATACTCGCGGCTCTCGGATCCGTCCGGGAGGTCAAACGTG